ATACTAAAACAGATTTAAATTTATTTACCGGGCACACTGGTGATACATCGATTCATTTTACTAAAGAAAGTTTAAACGGTATATTTGTTAATGTATCTGGAGATACAATGACTGGTACACTTTACGGTACTAGTATATCAGCAAACACCATATCAGCAACAACATTTTATGGTGATGGTAGTAATTTAACTGGTATATCTGGTAGTACTAGCGGTGGTACCACATACACATCTGGTAGTGGGATAACTATATCTAGTAATACAATATCAGTAAATATCGTTTCATTACCAGAAGATGTTACACCAGAAGCGTCTGATTATATAATGTATTCAACAAGTGGTGGTACATTAGAAAAAACACAAATAAGTGCTTTACCCATAACAAATATGCTAAGATATTCATTACCGGAAGGGATTAACAATACAGCAGTATATTTTTATAGTTGGAGCAAAACATCATCAGCTGCAAATGCTATTAGGTCTGGTAATAGTGATGGTATACCATATGCTGATGCTTGTTCACCAATACAAATATCTAAAGATGGTTATATAGCTACAGCTAGTTTAATATTAGGTGGTGCTGGGGTACAAGCTGGTACACCAATATATCCAGTTGTATATAGTGCACAAGTTTGGTCAGTTAGTTTTGGTAGTGAAGGTATATTAAGAGGTATTTTAACTTGGGATATAACAAGTGGGTTCACTGTTGGTGGTTATTCTGTAACTACAACAAATTATTCAGGTACTACTGGTAATATAAATATACCATGTTATGGTGGTGATTTACTCGCATTGAAATTTTATAATGGTAATTCAGCAAGTAGCGTTGGACAAATGTTAAATGCTTTTGTTTCTGTAACATATAAACATTATTAATATTATGAAACATATTTTAAAAAATAAATCGACAACAATTACATTAACTTATGGGTTATTAAATATATTACCATTAAGTGAATATATTATGTATGATGATACATTAAATTTATACGGTAATTATTTCAAAAGTTTTAAGGATAATTTCACAACTGAATTACAAGAGTATTTCGAATATCGAATTGATGAAACTGCAAAAACATTAGACGATTTTTACCAATTTTTAGTTGTTGGGTTTAATGATACTAAGTTGAATGATTATGGTTATGGTCAGAATTTTTATGATATATACTTTATTGAATAGTGATAAAAAAGAATTTAATAAAAACCCGACTTTATTACCATCAAGTATTAATTATAAAATAGATATTGAAAAACTTCATAGAAAACTAGAATTTAAGAAAGGTGTTTTAATTAAAGCGGAATATTTTAAAAATATTTCTATATCAACAAACCCTTATGGTATTGAAGTTTATACATATTCAACACCAGTACTTAAATGTGAATATGAATATCACGTTGATGAACAATCATATATACATCATAGATTTACAAGACGATATTGGGCCTATATTGATGGAGCTTATTCAACTGAATATAAAGAGGGTCCTAAATATTATACTAAATTAGATGCAAGAAATGAAGCAGTTAGACGTAGAACTAATATAGTTAATGATATTTTAATGAGTACAACAGGATTAATATATACTTGTCCAACTATAACAACATTACTAGATGCTGAAAATGCTAGTAGGTTATTGTTATTAGAAATTGATGGTGAAATAGATAAATTCACTAAAGGTATTTCAGAACCTATAATTACTAAAATAACAAATATTGATGAAACATTATACTTAAACGGTTACAATATAGGACATTGGTTATCTAATTTAGTACCAAATGGTGGTGGTTTAACTATTAGACAATTAATATTATCAAAATTATCAGAAGGTATGTTAGTACCAAATGAAATAATAACAATATAAGATATGAAAAAATTAATAAAATATTGGTTTAAAGATTTTTTTAAAAAACCAGTAAAAATTTTAATAACATTAGCTTTATTATTATTTATAACAGCTACGTTTAGTCAAGATAGTGATATAATATATGATATTGCAATTATTTTAGGTATAATAACCGGAGTATATACTTTTGGATTATTTATTTTAGGTATTATAAATTACATTAAACTTAATAAATTAATGAATAAAAAATAATGGAAATATATATAACACCAATAATTTTTTTAATATTAGCTAGTATAATGAAAGTTATTTCAGATACTATAAAATTTCATTGGTATTCATCTATTTTTGGTAAACTTAGTATTAATTCTAGGTTATATAAATGGTTAAACCCTGATATAGCTTGGATGAATATGTATAAAGAAGGTTATAAACCACTAGGTGAAAAATTTTGGGGGTCTTCTAGATGGTTTGCATTTATATCAGATGGTTGGCATTTATTTGATTTATTAAAAACAATATTTTCAATATCTATATTAACCTTTTTTATATATTATATACCATTTACAAGTATACTAATAGGAGTTAATATATTATCTAGATTAGTCGATACATTTATATTATTCACTATTTTTAGTTTAATATTCGAATATTTATTTGTATTCATGGAAAAAAAGGGTCCGAGAAAATAATAACAATAATTTTAAATATTATTTACATATTTATAATAAAATAAGCTTATAAAAAAAATCATAATAATGAAAGAAAATATAATTAATCCAAATGGCCTTAAAGGTAAAGACGTGTTATCTCGTGTTAGAGAATTAATGGGTGAAAGTATTCAAAAAGATACTAAAAACTACGTTATAGAATTAACAAAAAAAGGTCCAGATGGTAAAGTTTACGCTATTGTTAGAGAAAACCATAGTTATTTTATAAAAGTAACTGACAAAACTAAAAATATTGTTGGTGAAGATTTTAAATACCTTGGTGGGTTACAAAATATAACTGAAGGTGTGTACACATCATATGCGAAAGCAATTAAACATTTAAATCTTAAATTTATAAATTTAAGTGAAGCGTATGGTAAAAATAATACAATCGATACTTTTAGTAATGATAATTTAGTAGAAGAAAATAATGCTATTGGTGCTGCTGGATGGGGTTTTGCTGAGACAACTGTATTCGAAGATGAAGAATCTATGAAAGAAGAAGTTGAAGTAGAGGATGCCGCTGTTGAAGATGCTTTAGAAGAAGCTTTAGACATTTCTGATGAGGAAAATATAACACCTAAAAACAGTAGAATGTCAATAGCTAACGCTATCCAAGATTGTGAAGATAAAAGCCTTCCAGAATCGATAAAAAAAAAAGTCTAATAGAGACTAAATTTAAACTTAAATTACAAAACACTACACCTGAACCACCTGTGGAACAACCACAAGGTGGTTTAAGTGCGTCTAATAACCAAGAAGATTTATCTGGGTTAAATGAACCTACACAACCAACTGAACCAGAAAATAATGATAAACCTTTTAATGATGAACCATTCGATGCCGGGGTTGAAGCAACTGAACAGGATGAACCAAAAAAATTCATTCAACAATTATCAGGAAAGTTAGGGCAATCATTAAGAAAATATACTGATGAGTCTGGACAACCTGATTTTGATTTAGAAAAATTTGCTATTAATTCAGTTATTTCAGCTACACACACATCGGAAATGGATGAAGAAGATAAAAAAGATATTATTAGCAAAATAAATAATTCAGGTAAAAACGATGACGTTGACAACCAAGAAAATGGTACTGATAACAGTAATGACGATAGTACTGGTCTAGGTCAAAACGATAACTATAATTCTGGTGAATCTAATTTTAATAATAATCAAGAAAATAATTTAGGTGAATCGTTGAATATGTCAGAAAATAGTTGTAACTTTGTTGATAAAAATAAAGATATGATTACAGAAACTTATGATTGTGGTTGTGATATTGATGAAGTAATTGAAGAAATTATGTCAGAACCAACAGTAAAACCGATTGTTAAACCTGATGTTAAACCTGAAATAACACCAAGTAGAAGAAGTAGACCGTTTAAGGTACCTATTATTTTACCAGAACATTCACCTAAACCAAAAGCAAAATTAGTAACTGAAGGTCAAATAGAAATAAAACCACTAAAAATTTGGTGGGAAAATAATCCGGATGAATTATTAAAACTAGTTTATTGGACTAATAAACAAATACCACCAGTAGACATAGAAAAACGAAAAGAAGCTTTTATAAAAATAGCTAATCAACTTGATGCTGAGTTTCCGGCACCAACAAATAGAAAAGCTGAAATGATTAATTCAATTTCGTAATGAAAGATTTAAAATTAATATATGTTTTACCAGTTGGTAAAAATTGGAAAGAGGAATATATTTACGAATTCATTTTTTCAGATAATGTATCAAATGTTGATGGTGAAGATTGGGATGCTTACCCAGCATCTGGTAAACCATCATCGCCACATAAAACTTTAATTAAAGGTGTTGGTAGATTAACATCTGAAATTAGATTCGATGTAATACAAAATAGTGATACATTTTCAGTATACGATGCTGTTGATGGTGTAATAGCATTAGCTTGGGAAAATATTGAAGATTATGAACAATATCCTGATTTTAGACTTTGTTTTAGGTTCGGTGATGATGTTAATAAAGTTAAAGAAACTCTTTATAGTAAAGATATAACGTTAGAAATTAAAGAAATTAAAAATGAGCTTAAAAATTAAATTAAGACAATCTCTTATAGAAGGTGATTATGTTGTTAACGTTAAAGATTTGACAAAATTAAAACCACAAATAGAAAAGAATGACCCACAAGCAATCATTAAGGTTGTTGACCCATCAAGTGCACCATCTTATAGTGGTAATAAAAATGTAAGTGAAAGTGAAAATGAAGAAGAAACTGATGAATCATATAATATTTATGCTATTTGCACAAAATCAACCGGTGAGACTAAAGGTAATGAGAAATGGGAAAAATGTGTGAAAAGTCTTAAAAATAAAAAAGGTTATAAGTTAGGTGAATCAATAAACCCTAAAATGACTAAACAAGAATTAATTGAAACTATCCTTAATAGCGATAAAAAAGTAATTACAAGGATTAAGGTTAAAAATATATAATTATTATGGATAAAGATAATGATAAAGCAAAAAGAATAATTCTTAAAGCTCTAGAAAAAGCTAAAAATAAGAATATTACTGAGAATAGAATTAAATATTCTGATACTATTAAAGAGCGTATGCATCCTAAATTAGAAGAAGAATTAAGAGACCGTAAAACATCTCTAGGTAATCACCCAATTTTCCCCGAAAGTGACGAAAGTAATTTTGAAGAAAAAATAATGGGTAAACGATTCGAAGAGGTTGTTAATCGAGTTAAACGTAATTTTGATATGGATACTGTTGATAACAATTTCATTAGACAAAATATGCTTGGTTTAGTTGGTGAATGTATTAAATTAGAATCAACACATAAAAAAGAACTTGAAGATTTAGCTGAAAAAATGATTCGAGAAGAATATGATATGTCAAAAGATGATGTAGATATTATAGTAGAATTAACATCTAATATTAATATGGAAGGAACTCAAAAAAATTCTAAACCTATTGAAATTAATGAAATGAGTTTTGATAATCATAAAGGTATTGAAGATGCTAATGCTGAAGTTTATAAAAGACGATTTATTAACTCTATGATACAAGGTTCAGCTAAAAAAAGTTCTCATATGTTTCGCATGAAAGAAGATGAAATAATGGGTATGGACCCACGATTACCTAATAAATACGGTAAAATGATGTCTGCAGCCGATTATATGTATTATATAGAACCTAAAATGGCTGATGAAAGTGCTGGTAGTGTTAATGGTGGTGTTGTTAGGGTTACATTTCCAAAAAAAGAGGGTGATAAACCTCTAATTCATGCTCAAGCTATGGTATTCCCAGTGTTAATTCACGAATTAGTTAAAGGTGTTATGGAATTATTATCATCACATGGGTTACCAGAGGACAATAAAATGAAAGAGTATGTTATTGGTAAATCAGATTATTTAGCTGCAGAACCATGGGATATGAGAATAGGCCCAGCAGTATGGGAAAAATTTACTGAATCAATTGACTCAGAAGATTTCAATTTAAAACACCATGTATATAGTGATTTAGTTAAATTACCTGTTAAAGAATTTAATAAAACTATGAGAGAAATTATGGCTGGTACTAAGGCCGGTAAGGATGTTATAGGTAAAATAATAAAAGAAGTTAAAGCTGATTTAAAAACTGAAGAATTTAATGAAGCTATAAATATTAAAAGAACTTCGTATAATGATTTCATAGAAAATCCAGACGAATTAGATGATATAGATTTAAGTGATTTCGGAATATAAAAATAAAACCCACTTCGGTGGGTTTTTTTTTTGACAAAACTGAAATATTCATTATATTATATCTATGAGTTGGAATAATGAATATTTTAATAGTGATTGGAACAAACCTAAGTTTAGTTTTATAAACATACCTAAACATTATGAGTTATATACTACAATGGCTAATCATACTATTCATAGATTTAGTAGATTTGAACCTAATCAATTACTTTTAGCTAAAACATATGATAAGAATAGATTTGTTATAGTTAAAAAAGCCAGACAATGTGGTGAATCCACTATAACCTCAATGTATTTAGCTATTCAAGCACTAGAACCAAATAAGAAAATATTAATTTTAACGAGGTCTAAGCCAAGCGGTGCCTGTTTAATTGATATGATTAAAAAATATTACTTAGCTATCGGAATTACACCATTAAATAATTCATATAACAACATAATATTATCAAATGGTTCAAATATTATGTTTAAAATATTAACACCTGACGCTATGCGTGGATATGCCTGTGATGTCATATATATTACCGATATTGAATTGTTAAGAAATTTAAATAACATAATAGATAGTGTTTTACCGTGTTTACATAATAGTAATTGTCAATTGATTATATCATCGACACCGGGTGGTAATGATTTTAAAATATTATATGATAAATCTAAAAAACCTGATTCAATATTTACATCATTTGATTTAGGGTTTTATGATAATCCAATGAATGATGAAAAAAAATATAATGCTATGGTTCACGCATTACATAATGAAGATAGTATAAGGCAAGAACTTGATGGTGAATTTATAGTACAAGTAGATGGTCATATATTTACTATTTAGCAATTATGTAGTTATCAGCATATTTATTAATAAAAATAGATATGTTAACAAGATTAGAGATATTACAAGAATATACCAAGTGTATAGCCGACCCAAAATACGCTATAGAAAATTTTCTACAAACATTTGATAAAACTCAAGAAGGGTTTGTTCCATTTTTATTGTTTCCTAGACAAAAACAAATTGTTGATGCTTATGAGCAACACCGATTTAATATAATTGCAAAACCAAGACAAGCTGGTGTATCAACAACTACTGCAGCTTATTTAGCTATTAAAACAGGTTTTGGTGACCCTAAAAACCCAGAAAAAATATTAATATTAGCCAATAAACAGGTAATGGCCCAAGAATTCTTAAGTAAAGTAAAAGATTTCTTAGAACAATTACCTCGTTGGGTTTGGGGTGATGAATATTATGGTACACCAGAGAAAGAAAAGAAAACTATATTTGATACTAACAGTAAAGGTCATTTAGTATTACCTAATAAATGCCAAATTAAAGCCGTTGCAACATCTAAAGATGCTTTACGTGGTTTTACACCAACTTATTTAATAATGGACGAGGCTGCGTTTATTGACAACGGAGAGGAAGTTTTCAATGCTGCACTTACAGCGTTAGGAACCGGTGGTCACGCAATGTTAATTTCAACACCAAATGGTATGGACAAGTTATACTATACAACCTATGAAGGTGCTAGAACTAAAGATAATGATTTTAATATCATTGAAATGAGATGGTATGAGGATTTAAGATACAATAAAGACCTTCGATGGTTTAAAGAAGATAAAGAAACTAAAGAAACAACTGTAATTGGTGAATTAGAATTTACATTTGAAAGTTATGATTCGAAAATAAAGGATGGTTTTAAACCAACATCTAGTTGGTATGAAGCTATGTGCAGAAACATGAACGGTAACGCTAGAATGATTGCACAGGAATTAGATGTATCATTTATTGGTTCTGGTGGTAACGTTATTAATGACGAATATATTATGTATCATGAAAAACATTATGTTAAAGACCCTGTATTTGTTGATGGATTTGAAAAAGAATTTTGGATTTGGGAACAACCTCAAGAAGGTCATCAATATATTATGGGTGTCGATGTTGCTAGAGGTGATGGTAATGATTCATCAACAATAGTTATAATTGATTTCACGACTATGGAACAAGTAATGGAATATAAAGGTAAGGTACAACCAGATTTATTAGGTGAAATAGCTTACCAATATGGTAATTTATATAAAGCATATACTGTAGTCGATATTACTGGTGGTATGGGTGTATCAACAGTACTTAAATTATTAGATATGGATTATAAGTATTTACATTATGATGACCCAAGAACTAAAATACTTCTTAATAAAGCACAATTAGTTAAATTCGCAAAAGATGGTGACAAAATTCCGGGCTTTAATGTTGGTTCAAGTCGTTTAACATTAGTTGCTCATCTAGAACGTTCAATTAGAGAAAATTTAATTAAGATTAGGTCACGTAGATTAACATCTGAAATGAAAACATTTGTATATAGAAATGGTAGACCAGACCATATGGATGGATTTCACGATGATTTACTTATGGCATTAGGTATGGCATTATGGGTATTAGAACATTCTTTTAAAAATTTAGAGAAATTAGAAAAACAAACTAAAGCTATTTTAGATAGTTGGGTTGTTGGTCTTCCATCAACAACAGATAATTCTGTTGGTGGTTTCGTGCCGAAGGGTAATAAAGGTGTTGGTGCATTACCAAAACCAAATTTTAATACATTAAACTCAAGGAATATTCAAGACCCAAAAGGTGAATATTTATGGTTGTTTAGTGGTATGAGATAATATTTATAAAAAAAGGATAAAATGAGTTTAGGAGGTAAAAAAATATTTATAAGAAAAACTGGTAATTCTAGTTTATATAAATGGTCACCACAAGGAGACATAACAGATAAAAAATCTAAAAACACTACTATTGTAGAAACGTGTACTGCACAGGCATACCAAATCAATGGTAATGACAGTGTAACAAAGTACGTTAGTAACCCAGAAAGAATAAACGATGTATTAATATATAATGCATATGTGGAATGTGACTATGTACAATAATCTTTATTTTCTAAAAATATATATTATAATATAAGAAAAAAACTATGGATAAAAGAGCAAATAAAACAGTATTTACCAGATTAAATAATATATTTGGTCCTGAAGGTGTTAATGTACCTAAAAGTGATACTAACAGATATAATATTAATAATAAAGAGTTATTAAGAACTACTGATAAAGGTGAATATGAGCAAGCTAAAAAATTAGCATTACAAAATGCCTATCTTAGTAATCAATGGCAAAAAGTTGATAATGAAATGTATCAACAATCAATACATTATGAAACAACTAGAATCGGTGCGTATTCAGATTTTGAGGCTATGGAGTTTTATCCTGAAATTGCAGCTGCATTAGATGTTATGATGGAAGAGGCTAGTACACCAAATGATAAAGGTAAATTAGTTAATGTTTATTCTGATAGTAAACGAGTTAAATCTGTTATCGAAGATTTATTATTTAATCGTTTAGATATTCACACCACATTACCTATGTGGACTAGAAACACATGTAAATATGGCGATAATTTTGTTTATTTAAATATTGATAGTAAAGCTGGTATTATAGGTGCTAGACAAATGCCTAACTTCGAAATGGAAAGACGAGAAGGTGATTTAATTGAAATGTTAAGACGAACAAATGATGATAAGAGCAGCGAATACGATAATAAAGTTAAATTTTATTGGAAAGGTAAAAATGTCGAGTTTAATTCTTGGCAAATAGCCCATTTTAGATTATTGGGTGATACTAGAAAACTACCTTATGGTACATCAGTACTTGAAAAAGCTAGAAGAATTTGGAAACAATTATTACTTTCTGAAGATGCTATGTTGGTTTATCGTGTAACTAGAGCACCTGAGAGAAGAGTATATAGAGTATTCGTTGGTAATATTGATGATGCTGATGTTCCAGCATATGTAAACCAAATCGCTAATAAATTTAAAAGGGCCCCTGTTATTGACCCACAAACTGGACAAATGGATTTAAGGTATAATCAATTAGCTTACGACCAAGATTTCTTTATACCAGTACGAAGTGAAGATTCGACAAACCCAATTGATACATTACCGGGTGCACAAAACTTAGACCAAATTGCTGATATTGAATATCTACAACGTAAATTATGTACAGCTTTAAGAGTACCTAAAACGTTCTTAGGTTTTGATGAACCAACCGGTGAAGGTAAAAACTTAGCATTACAAGATATTAGATTCTCTAGAACCGTTAATAGAATTCAACAAGCTATTATAATGGAGTTAAATAAAATTGCGATAATACATTTACATTTATTAGGTTTTGAAGATGAATTAGATAACTTTACTATTACATTAAATAATCCTTCAACTCAAGCTGAAATGCTTAAAATTGAACATTTACAAGCTAAAGTTAGTTTATACGCTGAAGCTGTTCGTGATGCTGGTAATGGTTTTGCTCCTATGTCAATGACTAGAGCTAAACGTGAAATTCTTGGAATGTCTAATGATGAAATAAAACAAGATTTATTAGAACAAAGAATTGAAAAAGCTGCAGCTGCAGAATTAGAAATGACCGCTAAAATTATTAAACACACCGGATTTTTTGACACTATTGATGATATATACGGTATACCAAAATCAGAACGTGAAAAAGCTATGGCTCAAGGCGGTGCTGAAGGTGGTGAGGCACCGGGTGGACCAGATGGTGGTGGAGGTGGCTTCGGTGGTGGAGGCGGCTTCGGTGGTGAAGAATTAGATTTAGGTATGGACGAAGAAGGTGGCGAAGAAGGTGCACCAGAAGATAATGAAACTGCACCAGAAGAATTTGGTGGTGAGGAACCAGAAGAATTTGGTGGTGAAACTAAAGCAGAGTCATTTAAATTAAAATCTAATAAAATTTTAACTGAACAAAAAGCATTATTACAAAAGAAACTTGAATCACGTTCTAAAAAATATAATGAAATGTATACCAATAGATTAATGAATTCAATTGGTGGTGATATTAAACCGGTATTACCTATTAAAATGCAAGACAAAACCATGAAAGTAAATGAAAGTATCAACGGAATGATAAGTGATATAGATAAAATGATTGGTGAATAACATTTTTTAATTAAAACCTAATATTTATAATTAAAGTAAAAGATATGCATAATTTCGGTAATATAAACAATGCGTTTAGTGAGGTTTTATTTGAATCATTCATTAAAAAAGATGCAGCTAAAAAAAAGTTATTTAACACTTATTTAGCAACAATAAAAGAAAGTAAAATATTAAAGACACAATATTTAATTTATAAGAATATTTCCGAGAAATATGACATAAATGATTTAAAGATTGGTGAGTATATTAAAGAATCGATTAGTTTAATGAATTCTTTTAAACTTAATGATATTGTTTCTGAAAATAAAAAATTAATTAAGTTAATTGGTGAAACATCTAAATTACTTGAATATGACTATGATGTAAAAGAACTACATGAAAATATTAATAATTTAATCATACTTGGTAGAACTAAAAATCATAAAAATATTAATAAGATTGTTGAATCATTAGATTACATTTTTAACTACATTAAAAATAATAAACCTGTTGACGAAGAACAATCAATTAATGAAGGTGTAGCTAATTTAGCTATTAGTAAATTTAATGAAAAATATGGTAATCTTGAATCAGATGATTTTAACACCTTAAAAAGTATTATTGATTCAAGTAATGACGGTAAAGAAACTACATTCAAAAACACATTAGGTGAGTGTGTTAATTTAATAGATAGTAAATTAACTGAAAGTGATGGGGAAACCAAAGATAAGTTATTAAAAGTAAAAGATAAAATATCGAAAATGTCTTATAATGAAGAAACCTTTATTAAAGATATATCAAAAATTATTGAATTAAAAAGAAATTTAAACTAGTATAAAGTTATGATGAGTGAAGCAAATTGGGAGTTAATAGTTCATAGACTTGATGCTATAGTTCTAGGTCAATCAGATTTAAAATTAGATATCAAAGAAATAAATAAGAAATTAGCTATACTAGATACAATTAAACAAGATGTTGACGAGTTTAAAAAATGGAAAGATTTAGTTGAGAATACAATGCCTGTTACAGATATGAAAAGTATTACTGAATGGAGGGATAAAATGGATGAGGTAATATCACCAACTCAATTAAAAGAAAAAATTGATGAGATTGACAAATTAAAAACATTTAAAACTAAAGCTACTACTATATGGGTAGTAGTTCAAGCAATTGTTTTTCTACTATTATTCGGTATTGAAATTTCAAAAGCATTTAAACCATAACATAAAGCCCTTACTAAAGGGCTTTATTGTTTATACCCATTGACTTTCTTATTTTTTTTAGTATATTAAGTATATATGAAAAGAGGAAAAGAAATTAAATTAACCGTTTTAGAAAATTATAATCTAACAACTGGTACCGTAGATAATAAAAATCCAAAATCAGTATTTATAACAATATCGGCATGGTGTAATCCTTTAATAGATACTGAAATTGATTATAATAAAATCATTAATAATTTAATGAGAACTATTAAAGGTACATTATATAATACACTAACTAATAAGTTTATTAAAGAACAAACTATCGTTGACTTAGATATGAGAGAATCTGGTATTAAGTTCGATAAACGTAGTTATATGTGCTGTGAAATAACACTCTTCCAACAAAATGAATTATTACCTATAACATCTGAGATATTATTAGAAAATATTAACAATATAACTAAACAAGTATTATTAGATGCCTTCGAATCCAATCAATATTTTACATTCCATAAAGTAAAAAAATAAATTTTTTTATAATATTAATTATAAAACCCTTATTGGATATCTAATAAGGGTTTTTTTATTTATCCGCATATATTTATTGTAAAACAATGATATGTCAGACGAAATTAAAATTATAAAACCGGGACAAACAGGATTTGGGTATCTTATAGAACAAGATGCTGGCTATATCGACCCAAAAGATAAAAGAAATAATAATTTTATAACTGAAATAGCTAAATTAGGTGAAGGACAAAGTATAATAGCCGAACCATTAGTATTATATGTTATATTACAAAAATATGGTATTGAAAATCGTAATGGTCGTATATACCCAGAAGCAATCTTAAAAAGAGAAGCTAATTTATATCAAAAACTTATAGATGAAAGACGTGCACTTGGTGAAAGTGACCATCCAGAATCATCTATTATCTCTGTTGATAGAGTTGCACATAATATTAATGAAATATGGTGGGAAGGTCATACTTTAATGGGTAAGATTGAAATCATCATGTCACCGGGATTTGTTAAATATGGTATTATATCATGTGAGGGTGATAAAGTAGCTAACCTTATTAGATTAGGTTATAGAATAGGTGTATCATCTAGAGGTGTTGGTTCATTAAAAGAAATTGGTGGTAAAAATATAGTACAAGATGATTTCGAAATTATATGTTGGGATATTGTAACTAGTCCTAGTACTCCGGGTTCTTGGATGTTCGCAAAACGTGAGCAAGCTAGACCTTTTACTGAGTCTGTAGAAAAAAAACCATTATTATTAACAAAATTAGATAAATTTTTGAATGATTAGTGTTTATATAAAAATAAGGTTTTTGGTATTAAAAACACAGATTTTATTATAAACCTATGATTTTAAGTGTAAAAACGAATTTATTTATTTTAAAATAAATAAATTTTTGATTTTCACTATATATTTATTATTAAAGAATAAAAATTCATTTTAAATAAAAAAGCAAATGGCTGAAAAAAACAAAACGATTATTGAAGAAGCGTTACTTGATATGAAAATTATTGAGAATGCTCTTAAAGCCAATTCAAAAGAAATACTTCGTTCAATTATGAAAGAAGAAATTGAAGGTTATGTGAAAGAATCGATGTCAGAAGATGACTCAGATTATGAAGAAGAAGAAATCGGTGTTGACAATGATGAAATTGCAACAGATGATGAATTACCAACTGATGAACTTCCTATGGATGTTGATGCTGGTGGTGAAGAAGAAGTTGCAGAACTACCTATTGGTGGTGAGGAAGAAGTTTCAGTTGACGATGAGTTACCTGTAGACTTAGATATGACAGGTGCATCTGATGATGACGTAATTGCAGTTTATAAAAAATTAAGCGGTGATGATGAAATCGAAGTAGTATCTGATAGAGAAGTTAGAATTACTGACCCTGTAAGCGGTAGCCAATACATTGTAAAACTTGGTGGCGAAGGTGAAAGTACAAGTGATTTACCTATTGAAGCGGAACCAGAAATGGGTCTTGAACCAGAAGTTGGTGAGGAACCAGAAATTGATATTGATTTAGATGCTGAAGAACCAGAAATTGGTGCTGAAGATGAAATCGGAGTTGATTCTGTTGAAACTGACGATGAAGATGAAGACAAAAATCCATTCGGTGAATCTGTAGTATATGAAATTGAACTTCAAGATGATGAAGAAAGTACTAATGAGGATATTGTAAGAGGTAAAGGTCATGACAAAGAAGTTATGTCTACTACTGCTCCTAATAAAGGTGATATCGAAGGACAAAAAGCTCCTAAAGATGCTGATTCTGGTGATAACCTAGATGGCGGTTTTGATGATGAACAATCATTCGCTGACGATGGTGGAACTGAAATTATGGCTGAAGAAGACGAAATTGAAGAATCGGAAGAACCAATTGAAGAAAAAATCCAAGTTGGAAAAGGTAGAAATGTTACTAACGGAAAAACAACAATTGTTGGTGCCGGTGGTAAAGCTAATAATGTTGGTGACGGTAAAGTTACTGCAGAAGCTATCACAAAAAAATATAACGCTCTTTTAAAAGAAGCTATACAACTTAAAAAAGAAAATGACGAATTCAAAACTTCTCTTACTAAATTTAGAGATATGTTATCTGAAACCGTAGTATTCAATTCTAATTTAGCACATGTGGTTAGATTGTTCACAGAACACTCAACTACTAAAGATGAGAAAAAACAAATTATCGCTAGATTTGACAGTGGTGTGGGTTCAATTAAAGAATCTCAGAAATTATACAAAACTATTGTTTCTGAATTAAACACAAAAAAACCAGTTAGCGAATCTATTGAAGCAAAAATTAATAGAGAAAGTGGTTCATCAAGCAAAACTCAAATCACTGAATCTACAGTTTATGTTGATAAATCTACTGCAAGAATTAAAGATTTAATTAATAGAGTCGAAAACAGATAAAAATAAAAAAAATAATAATAAAAAATAAAACATAAAAAATATGTCACATTTATTAACATCAGGTGAAGTTGGAAACATCGGACTTAACCACATGAAACAAATCCGTAAAATGACCCAAGAAAAATGGGATGGTTTAGGATTTCTTGAAGGCCTTAAAGGTCACGTAAAAGAAAATATTGCTCAGTTATATGAAAACCAAGCAAGTTCTTTATTAACAGAATCTACAACTGCAGCTGACTCTTCTGGGTCATTCGAAACTGTTGTATTCCCTATCGTAAGAAGAGTTTTCTCTAAACTTTTAGCTAACGATATTGTATCAGTACAAGCGTTGAATATGCCTATTGGTAAATTATTCTTCTTCGTACCTATCACATCAAGTAGAGTTGACGCTAACGGTAATGCTGGTGACGTTTATGCAAACGGTGCTCAATATTCAGCTCACACTACAATCGCAAGTGGTATCCCTACATGTGTTCAAGATGTTGCTGGTTGTGCTGTAACTTCTTTTAAAGCAAAAAATCTTTATGATATTTATTACAATGATGGATTATTTGATAATTCAAAAGGTACTATAACTATTGTAACTACTGACGCTAATGGTTGTACTCCGGGTCAATTAACAGCTGGTGGTGATTTCACTGCAACTACTGCTTTTGCAACTGCAACTGACGGTACTGTGAGAAATATTTTACTTCAAGTATCTGGTTTCTCTTCTTACAATAAAGGTAGATTAACTGGTCCAGACGGAAACGAAATGGATGACGAAGCTTTCTTAGCATCTTTCAAAGTAACAACTGCTGGTGCTATTGCTGACCCTAACGGTGCTACTATTATTGCTGCTGGTGCTGAAGTACCATTCAGATTAGTAACTCAAAAATATGGTAAAGGTATAGTAGACTATAGCGACATCTGTGATGCTGCTGGTGCAATCTATATTGAATTAGATTTAACACACCCAGTACCAGCAAATGGTACAAACACATATGATGGATATGTTGGTGCAACTGGTGCAACTGCAGCATTTACAGCTAACACAACTTCATTTGATGCTTCTTGGGCACGTTATGCAACATTAGAACTTGAAACTGAAATGGGTGAAGTATCATTCAAATTAGATGAAGTTGTTGTATCTGTTGAAGAAAGAAAATTAAGAGCAACTTGGTCACCTGAGTTAGCACAAGACGTTTCTGCATTCCATAACTTGGACGCTGAAGCTGAATTAACAGCAATGTTATCAGAACAAGTAGCAGCAGAAATTGACCGTGAAATCTTAAGAGACTTAAGAAAAGCAGCTGCATGGCAAATGCGTTGGGATTACAATGGTTGGAGAAAAGCTTCTACATCAGCTAACCCATACACTCAAAAAGACTGGAACCAAACGTTAATTACAAAAATTAACCAAATTTCAGCTCAAATACATAAATCAACACTTCGTGGTGGTGCTAACTTTATCGTTGTATCATCTGAAATTTCTGCAATCTTCGATGATTTAGAATATTTCCACGTAAGTGATGCTTCTCCAGAGCAAGATTCTTATAACATGGGTATCGAAAAAATCGGTACATTAAGTGGACGTTACCAAGTGTACCGTGACCCTTATGCACCAGCTTTCTTTATGATTTTAGGTCACAAAGGTAAATCATTATTGGATACTGGTTATATCTATGCACCATACGTGCCTCTACAATTAACACCAACAATGTATAACCCATTCAACTTTGCTCCGGTAAAAGGTATAATGACTCGTTACGCTAAAAAAGTTGTAAATAACCGCTTTTACGGGCATATTAAAACAGATGGTGTACCTACATTCAATATCGCTGAATTAAGATAATCTCTTATAAATCAATAAATTAAAAGCCTTAGATTTCTCTAAGGCTTTTTTTATGCCTAATAATTATTTATATTAATAATCGATTATATGGTCATGTGTTTGTTTTTATCGATATTTATTAGTATATTTGTATAAAATTATCTTATGAGTAAAAAAATTATCTTAACTGACGAACAAGTTAAAGAATGTTTAAGAATGTATAACGAAGAATTATTAGGTTCTTCAACTATTAGTGAATTTATGGGAATACATAAAACAATAATAATTAGAACACTAAAAGAAAATGGTGTTATATTTGGACCATCTGGTAGACGATTTATTGGTGGTAAGAAAGTAGCTGATAAAAAATGGGTTGATAAAAATAAAATCCACTTATCTGAATATTATAAGGGATGGTCTAAAAATAACCGTAAAGAATTAAAAAAATACCATACTGAATGGCGAGAAGAAAACCGTGAACAATTAAATGAATATTGTAGGAATTATGAACGTAATCGTAGACGAGAAGACCCAAAATATAGATTAGGTGCAAGAACACGTACAGCTCTTTGGACTTGTTTAAAGGAACGCAACGTATCTAAATATCGTTCTATATTTACTTTATTAGGTTATACATTAGAAGAATTAATGATTCATTTAGAATCACTATTTACTGAAGGTATGACTTGGGATAATTATGGGGAGTGGCATGTGGACCACAAGTTACCGATGGTTATATTTCAATTTGAATCAGTAGAAGATAGAGAGTTTAAGATATGTTGGTCATTAGATAATTTACAACCATTATGGGGTGAGGATAATTTAATTAAAGGTTCTAAACTTTTTCAATAGTACTTATCATACCTAATTCGTATGGTCTATAACATACTATAATATAATCTTTAAGTTGGCCTTTATTAAAAAATTTAGGTGTTACGGCAATATTATCCGGTGAATTAATATTTTTCTCACGTTTTACAACCTCAAGACCACAGTATAATCCATTTATAATAGGTAATCTAACAATATCATTAACAACTACATTTTTATTCCCTTGTAAAATAAAATTTATTCTACTTTGAATTAGTTCAGAATGTCTATAAGCTAATTCATCACTACTAAACATTTTTAATATGACTTAAATATAAATTACTCATTTTAATGCGTTTTAAGATACTTTCATCAGTATCATAGAAGATATCTCTAAGATTATAGTTAGATGCCTCTGGAGTATCTTTATTTGCGAATTCTTGAATCCTAAGACCAGTTAATAGTTGTCCATATCTTAAACATGGGTTTGCTTTCCAAACGTTTGATATTATATCAGCAATTTCTTGTTGTGTTTCACTCATATTAAATTATTTTTAAAACCATACTTCTTCTTCATGATAAACGGCTAAATTTAAAATTTCGTTATTATTTAGGATTTGTTTTGATTCTTTAACATCATCATAATTATTTGAGAAAAATTCCTGTGTGGACGGTAGTTTTAGCCACTCTAAAATAATATTTCTAGTTTCTTCAGTAACACTAGTATTAGAGTATTTATACATTTGACATAATATGAATTTAGCTGGTATAATCTCTTCAGTTTGATAATCTTTATATTCGGCTTGATATCTAATACCAATAGTACATCTCTCTGGTAGATGCATTCTAATAACAAAATATCTATTAATTTTAATTGATGACCAATAACTAGTATACACACAATGTTTTTGGATATAACCTTCCGTGAATACCTCTTTTTGAGTAGTTAATAATTCACAATCATTTGGTAGTACAATACTACCATTATAATTAATAATATAATTAATAATATAATCCCCTAAATATTTTAATTCAATTTGAATTAATTCATTTGTTAATTTCTTATGTTCAACATCTAATCTTTTTTCAGACCAATTAAAGTTAATCTTCCTATTTAATATTAAACATTGGTTAACTAAATCAGGAAGATGTTTATATAGTGGTTCAAGTTTAGTTAATTTTTTCAATACATTATCTTGATTATCACAAATTTTAAAATATTCTTTTAAAAAATACAATGGGTCACAACCATTATTTTTAAAATCATAAATTTTAAGATAGCTATAAAAAAGTTTAGTCGATGCTTTAGACTTTAACGATGTTCTTAAATAATAATGAGATAGTTGTATTGGATTAGTTATTTTACCCGACATAACTTTCTCTAAATTACTTTTAGTTAATAATTTAATTAAGTATGGTTCATTTGATAACCAGTCATAATTATATATTTTTAAAAATTCTAAAAAATGACTATCAGGTAAAAATCTTTGTATTTTAGCACCAAACCATATTGAAACCTTTTTAGTCACTTTATTATAAGTAAAACCCTCTTTCTTACCATCTCTTATATAAAATTTACCATTAAATGATATAATTTTTGTGGTCTTAGAGTAACAAATTTTATCATCATACTCAGCTATGCTTACTGATTCAAAAGATTTACTTATTTTATTACTATGATAAAAAAATCGTTGTTCATCAATTGATAGGTTAAAAATTTTATCTAAGTATTCTTGTGTTATTGATTGATATAATTGATATCTTTTAATTAATTCACTCATAAATTATTTTTAAAATTATAAACAAAATTACATAAAAAAAACGAGACTATCAATATAATCTCGTTTTATTTTGTTATGGTTAACAATTTTATTTATATTTTTTTACCGCATTTGGCACAGAACTTATCTGTTTTATGTGTTTTACCACCACAATTGGTACAATACTTTGCTACTTGAATATCTTCTAGTGTATTAACTTTTTGTGATACTGGTAACATTTTATATTCAACTGTATGGAATGCTGTATATTCCCATTTCTTATCAACAGTTGTTAATTTTTGGTCGGAATCAGAGCCTTTTTCTACTCTACCGGTTTCAATACTTTTGTTAGATACTATTCTTCTTAATTTAGCACGATTTAAGTCTTTTTTAATAGGATTAAAATCATTAAATGAATCCATACAACACATACCTAAAGTCATATTATTAACATCACTATTATATGTTATATTATTAGTTAATGTGGTATTAAAATCACCATATCTAACTACATTCCCTGTACTACCATCTGATAAATTTCCTGAAAAACTACGATAAATTGGTGGTGTGTACCTATTTTCTCGGTAGAATTTTACTTTGAAATCACCATTTTGTTCAATAGCTTCTTTAACTTCTGCAGTATTAGCTACTTCATAGGTATCAAATAAGAATTTTTTAGCTACATCGAGATATCTATCTAAGAAAACACGTTGTCCGGGATTTAATACTAAACCACCCTGAGAGATTTGTTTATTATTTAGATGGATTTCACAAAGAATAACATCAGTTGTTGGATTAAATAATTCGATTGAGAATTCTTGTCCTTTTTGAAGATATACTGATGGACATTCAGTATTTTTATTGTATACTTTTATACGACTTTTATTTATAGCGATATGTGCCGTAGGTACCGCAAGTACTTGTTTGTTCATAATTTAAACTTTTTAACAAATTATTATTTATTAATTTGCTAATCTCTTTGTAACCTAAATTACTTAAAAGCCGATTTTCGACTCAAGACTAACAAAGTAGTTAACCATAACTGTATATAAATATATAGTATTATGTTAATAAGTCAATATATTCCGGGTTTTTTTCGTAAATACATGCCCTAATAATTTTATATTTAATTGGTTCAAATGTATTAGGGTCATACATAGTAGGTGTCTCATTAATTGAATACAAAAATATCTTAATATTATCCTTTAAGCTTTTATCAAAGAACTCATAAAACTCACCATCATTTTTTACATTATAATATTCGACATTTTTCATAACACTAATGATTTGTAAATCTTGTGTTAATTCATAGAATTGAAATGCTGGCAAATTTACTTGTCTTACATTAGGGTATATAGATAATATTGATTCAATTGTTAAATCTATATGTAAAAATGAAAATTTCCGTTTTGATTTATAATTAGTAAAGTCCATAAATTTTAAAATATTTATAACTAATATAAATATTTTAAAATTTATGTCAATAGGTCATTATTTATATTTTACAACACTTACAATATCAAAATTAATGGTTCCTTTAGAAATTGTAACCTCATTATTTGATATCGCTTTAATATCTAAATAATATGTTTGTGGTATTAAACTATCGGTATCTAATAAAAAATAATTACCGTAAGGTGTTCTATGCACATCAGCGTAATCAATAACAGTTACCTCACCTTTACCTTCTTTAACATATAATCTATATTGTAATGTATCTAATAATTGTTGTTGGTCTATAGTGTATGGTATTCTAGCAGATATTCCAATTCTTCTAATATCACCACGGACAATTCTTTCATCTTTTTTAACACCAGTTATAGAAAAACCAAATCTAGTAGGTAATTCGTCATTATCACCAATATTATAATAACAACTACTATCTTTTAATATAAAATCCAATTCTACATCTGGTCTATTAAGACCATTAATAGTTAATCCGGTCCACGTATCTGTAAACATTAAATCAGGTGTAATAGCATTTGTTTCAGATAATAATAAATCAACACAATAAACACCTTTAGTTACATGGGTTGTACTTGTTATAGCTGATACAATATTACCATCACCATCACTTATAATAACACCCGGATTACTATCTAAATTTGTTGGCTTACCACCTAAATTAACATAAAGATATAATTTATTTGGTTTATCCAAATAGAATTTGTTTCTATCATCAAGAATTTGTTCGTTATATCTGGTTTCAATATAAGGCTCAAAAAATGTTTGCGTGTGCCTAGTAAAAAAACCAACGTATTGATAATTGTCTGAAGGAGTTTCTTCGAATATTCTAGAGAATGCTAGACCTAAACCATAATTAATAGAGCCACCACTTAAATAATCATTTACAACATCTGTGATATCTAATTCAATATGTTCATTACCTTTATCAAAATGAATTGTTTGGATTGTAACACCAGAAGCCGTTCCCGAATATGTTCCACTACCATCACTCCAATTGGTGTTATTTTGAGCCTCAAACCAATTAGATGCTCTAATTGAAGATGTGTTTGAAACACCACCAATAAATTTAGCTTGTAAATAATCATAACCAGTGCCCTCATCCCAACTTTGGTTAACTCGAAATAAACTCAAATCAAATGAACTGGCCCTATCTTTACCATCAGATGTTTCTTGATTTAATAGTTCTTTATCAAACGCACTAGTATTTGTTATATTTAAAGTATGTGTCATTTTACTTAAATCGGGCATTGTACCACCCGTATAGAAATTTTTCATTCTAGATTCATCAAAATAGAATAACAGTCTACTATATTTAGTGTTTTCAGCATCACCACCATAAAATAATTCAGCAACTGGGTTTAAACCAGTATTTGTAAAATCATTATATTGGATAGTATTATTTTTATCGAAGAAGGTTCTAATTATCATAATATTCTTTTTATTATAAATATCAAATTATTTTATTAATTAATACGTATATACTGAGATAATAAACTATTTAGATTAAATCTCTGAATATCTTGTAAATTTTGGTCTTGTACTGGAGGTAACCCATGGTATGGGTGTGAGTGGTTAATTATAAAATTCTTAATCAAACTAATTAACTCAACTAATAATTCACCATAAACCATTGATTGTGTATTTTTTATTATTTTTTCTAATTCAGTATCAGTAATTAAATCTGTTTGGTCATCTAATATAAATCTAGGTGTTCCATTATGTGTTAATAAATGAATTCTATCACTAACAACATTTGTAACAGTACCAACAGATTTTTTATCGGTTGTAAAATTTGCATCATGTTTAATTTGAATATACCCAATATTTTTCTTATTAAATTTAAGGTTATTATTAGTTTCAAATTTACCAGCCCTAAGTAGAATTTCACGTTCTTTAAATATAATATCAGAATTATCACGGCCTTGTATAGCAAAATATTTTTTATCTGGGTAAACACCCTTAGCATCAGGTAATGTAGATGGAGCTTTTTCTGGTGATAACACACCAGAGCTCAATAATGATGCGGATGAATAATAATGTGGGTCAAACTTAAGTTTTTGTGGTTGTGAAATAATAGGCCCGATATACATCCTATTATCATATTTATTATCCTCTGTAACTAGAAAAACAAAAACAGATTCACCAACCGCTGGTATTAAATTAATAAATTTTGGCAATAATGGAAACGCATATGGTAAATCAGTATCAGAAATTTTATCATCGATACCTTTTATACGAACTTTAATTCTATTACCATCATATTCATCAGTAATACTAACAACTTTACCGGTTGGTATGTTGTCAAATTTAGTACTACCATCGAATGGATTAGAACCACCGTAATTATGTTTATTAGCTATAGTCATTATTATAATTCACCATTTAATCGTTTATTTAAAATAGTATGTACTTCATCAAAACGTTTTTCAATCGCTTCTAAAATATCATAATGTTTTAATATCATAGTTTTGGTAGCTTCATGGTCTAATTCCATTTGTTTAATTTCCAATAGAAGCTCATTGTTTGTTTTTTCGTTAAAGTTTTCCATATATTTATCTTATTACACCAGCACCTTGTCCATATGATGTTGTAGCACCTTGAACTACTACCGGCCCACCAGCGTTTCCACCAACACCAACAATTGGAACACCGGGTGGAACTATTATTTCTATTTTAGCTTCAGTTATTAACGCATTTACTATTTCTTCAATACGAATCACTTCCATAGCTTCTGATATATTTTTACTACCATCAATCATAGCACCAACAGGTGCACCAGCCTCACTTTGTCTACTAATAATCCTAGATGCTATATTTCTAGCACTTAAACCTGACCTACTATTTCCACCACTTAATAATAAAGGTGGTGGAAGTGGTGTTAATGGTGTGCTAGGCATATTAAAAGCAGACATTACAATATCTATTATTTTTTTAATCTCCATTATAACCCCCTTATAGTTGTTAATAATTGTTGTGGTACACCTAGTAAACTTAACATTGATATTACCTTATTTTTGGCAGCTTCTTTTTCTTTATTTACAACTTGTGCTGACGCTAATTTAATTATTTCTTTCACCACAATACTTAATAATACATTAGTTAATTCGTTTTTACACTCATTAACGATTGATTTAATTAATACTTTATTATCTTTAATTATTTTTAAAGCATCAGTTGTAGTATTCGTATTATCAATTATTTTAGTGTTAATTAATATAATTATAATTAATTTAGGTGTTATAATTGAACTAACTAATGTTTCAGTTAATTCTTTTATAAAATTTTTGAAGAAAGATAATTTAACATTTGTTTTATCATTGTCACTAGCATTTACACTTGAAGCATCTGCAATAGTTGTTAACCCATTAGTTATAGCAACTTTCTTACTTGATTCGGTATTAGCTAACGCAATATTTTCAGAAACACCACTAAGAATGTCTACAGATACTGAACTAACATAATTATTACAATCATATAATACTGCAATACCATTACCTCTATTTTTAGCAATTTCTTCAATTTCCCTAACCTTTTCATTGGTGAACGTAAAATAACTATCATCTATGAATGCATCATCGTCAGAATTAATTAAATTATCAATTACTGATTTAATTTTACCTTCAGTAATTAATTGTTCATCTGTTTTAGATATCGATACTGATATAGAACCGAATAATTTATCAACAATATTATTAATAACTTTATGTGCATCGTATAATTTAATACTATCTAAATAATCATTATTTAAATCACCTAACGTTTTATTATTATAATATTGGTTTATTTTTATTATTAAATCATTGTTATTTGGCGTGATATCTAAGATATCATGATTGGTCATTTGGTTCCCCCAAGATTCTTCATTAGTATCTTGTAATAATTCAAATAAAAATGTATCGAAATCACTACTACTTAAACCACTATCAACATCGTCATACATTAATTTACCATTCCTACTTCTTGGGTCAACCTTTAACTTATCATAAAAGTCTAAACTTTTAATAGGTATCGTTGTACCAACACTTAAAAATGATGGTATTGTAGGATTTGTACATAAACAAATATTAACATTTAAAATATTCTTTAAATTGTTTCTAAGTTTAACTTCTAAAACATCCATTTTAGTTGTTAGGAAATCAATTGCAATAGTTTTTAATGATTCAGAACCAATTAATGATGTTATAAGTTCAGTTAAAAATTCAACACCATCATTTTTATTATTAATGGCCGGGAATGAATTTTTAAGATTGAATTTAGGGTAACCCTCATTTAATGTTCTTAAAGCACCTATTTTTCCAAAAATCTTTTGTTTTTCATCTTTGATTGCCATTATTACTCTAATTTATAACCAGTGTCAGCTTCTTTTGATTTTTTTAACATATCCCTAACGATATCAAAATCTGATATACTCGCACCACCAGAGTTTCCACTAATTGTTTTAGAGACATCACCATTATTTTTCAATATATCGTTTTGTAATTTAGCTAATTCTAGCTTTATTTTAATAGCTGAGTCTTTAATTTTTAGTGCATTAGTACGTTGATTAGCTAAATTAGTATAATCAACAACATCTTCTGGCTCCGCAGCATTAGACATTTCATTAATAGTTTTTTGAGCATCTAGTATTTGACCACATGCATCATTATATGTTTCTTGCATTAATGATTCCAAACTACTGGAATCATTAACCCTTATCTCTTGTTTTTTCTTACGACTCATAATATTTATTACCTTTATTTATATTACCTTCATATAACACACCATTAATTTCTCTAGTGGTTGACCATAATGGTTGTAAATTACTCAAAGCATTTACAATAAATATCGGGGAATTTAAATTAAATTTACTTAATGGTTTAATATGGTCAATATGCCATTCACCATAATTATCCCAATTCATTCCTTCAGTAAATAATGATTCTAAATGTTGTTTTAAGTCCAACGCTGAATAACCTAATTCATCAATTGTATGCCCTTCTTTAGATTTACCCATTCGTTTTAAAGTATGATAAAGAAATAACCACCATTTTAATTCTAATGACTTACTATTATATAATTTTCTATATTCACGTCTTTTATTTGTTTTTTCAAGATTAGAATAATATTCTAAATTATTTAAATACCACTCTCTTTTCTTATCTTTAACATAATTTATTTTATTATATTCTTTTTGATATTCAGCTAAAGACTCTTTATTTTCAGACCTATATACTTTAGAATAAATTTTATTTGTGTCATTATTTACTTTACGATATTCTTTCTGTTTTTCTTTATAACAAATAATACATTCATTCCTATGACCATATTTAGAACATTTATTTTTAGTAAATAAATTTAATGGTTTAATTTCACCACATTTAATACAGGTTTTAAAAGACATATGTGTAAAATTTATTTAATGTTATTACCTTTATAATAAATATTTAGAAAGATAAAAACTTATAATAAACTTTCACCAAGTAAATCTTCCTTCAATAGTAGATATAGTTCTTTATATCGTTTCATGGCTGACCTAATATCTTTCGTTGATAAATTCGTACCTTCTCTTAAACTCGATAAAATAGAAATCTTATTGAATTTATTACCACCTTCCATATCATTAAAAGTAACTTCCCAACTATTTAAAATCTCAACTAACATTTCACCAACTTTACGTTCATTTTCAGTTAGTTTCTTTTTATCAACAGACCTTTTTTTACCTGATATATTATCATCAAATTCACCTTCATCTAATACATCACGTATTGAATCTAAAATCTTTTTAATAAAACTATTTTCACCTTCCTCTTCAATAGTCATATTATATGACATATCAAGTCTATTGTCAATAGTATCACTTATCTCATCGTAACTAGTTACTTGACGAATATATTTTTCATCTTTCATTAGTAAACCAAGAATGTAGTGTTTACATATAGTACCGTAATAACTGTAAGCTTTTTTACCCTGTGAGTTATCGAATTTATGGGCCTTTGTCATTAAAAATGATAAAGTATCATGGTGTAACTCTTCAAATGATATATCTTTGCGGTATAGTTTGTACCTCCTGATAATTGATTCAATCATCTTATCAAGAGGTCCTTGTAACCACTTATTATATAATTCATTTCTTTCTTTTTGGTCATTAGATTCTAGATAATTAATTACGGCTTGTTCTTCGTCTGGACCGAAATACATCTCTGTCGTTCTTTTACGTCCTCTTTTTTTAGCCATCGTATTATCTATTTATCATATGTTATAGCTCTATCATAATCAAAATAGTATTCTTTTTTAGCTTGAGCTAACCACCATTTTGATTCGTCAGGTGTTAAAGTATTTTTATAATCATAAAATAATGAACCTTCTCGTTGGTTTATATGTTTGTAACCAAATTTAGGTAATGTCATAATTTTAATATCATTATGGGCTAACCTTAATAAAAACTCGTATATGAAGGTTAATTGTATTTTAGATTTTAAACCACCTAACTCTTTATATGTTTCAGTGTTCATAACCATACCATCAATATTAAAATTTTGGTATGTTAATAATGAGTTTAAATCTAAGAAACCTAATTCATCACTAAATTGGTTTGCCCAAACAGTTTCATTGGTAAAACCAATAAAAGCACCCTCAGCTGTAACGTCAACGATTAAAGGTAAAAATACACCAACTTCAGGGTATGCTGTAATGTATTCAACTGCATTTTTAAGCCAAATTTTAGAGTATTCGTCATCGATTTCTAAAAAAGAAAAATATTTTGTTGTAACACTGTCAACACCAAAATTCATTTGACTACAAAAATCAGTCTCAGATGTATTATAAATTATTCTATAAACTAATGTTTGGTCTGGTGTTAATAACGCCATAGTTTCTTTAATACTATCGTTTATAGCAGCCTCAACGTCAGTTTTATCAATTGGGATGACAAATAGTAATTCGTCAGGTCTAACAATTTGTTGTCCAACACTTTTTATTGCGTTAGTTAATAAATTTTTTGTAATATCAGTTATCTCGTGGATAGGAATTATTACCGTTATTTCATTTTTTTTCATATTATTCTTTATTTTGTGTATTTATTTGCTCTATAATAGCGTTTATTTCTGCTTTTTTATTATCAATGAATTGAGAATAAACTAACTCTATTTTTTCTTTTTGGATTTCAGTTGTGTATTTACCTTTAGTATCTTCCATACTAGTTAATATATTTACTGGTACCGAATCTTCTAACCATACTTTTAAGTATTGTGCTATTAATTCTGGAATATTTAATGTACTGTTAGTCCAAACACCATTATTTTTAATTGTTAAACTACCATCCTCTTGATTACTACCCATTAACCATTCTGGTATCATTTTAGGAATAACACCAATTACTGGTGTATCACACTCAATTGATTCAAGTGGGAATGTACCAAACCCAGCTATTTCATCAACCCAAATACTTAAACATGATTCACTTAAAGCTGTGGCAAATTGTTTTTTTGGCATACCTCTTAAATCTCTAAAAGTAACCCATTTATACATTGGGTATTGTAGATAAAATGATTTAACGATTTTAATAGCTTCTTTTTGGTCTCTAGTTAATATAGACACAATTGGTTTTTTAGGTTTATCACTATTTTTAAAATATTCCGGTATTGATACTGGTACAACATGAGTTCTAAGATTTGGAAATAATGACCTAATATATTTAGCTTGTACTTCAGATGTTGTTATTACATCTTGAATTCCAAACTGGCCCCATGTAGCACCAATATTTAATAATTCAAAGATATAGTCATATGATTGTGAAAGTACTATTTTTTTAGCTGGTAGTTTAGCCCATGATTCCATTACATTAGCAAATACTTCAGGGATAATAATAAAATCATTACGAGTGATTTCATGATTTTGTGCACTAATAGCGATATGTGGTAATTCAGCATATTCTTTACCTAACCATTCACCAACACCAACATAATCAACATTCTCATGTAATATATAAGCTTTGTAACCTAAATCATTCAACACTTTAACATGTTCATATATGTTTGCAATACCACCAGTCGGATTTCCTTTAGTGTCTAAAGTGAAAAAATAAAACCCACATTCTTTGTTGTTTAATTTTTCAATAGCTTTAGCTGCGTTTTCTTTAATGTTTTCCATTATTTTTATATTTATTTTTATTATTATAATTCTTTTATTATACCATAAAAGGTTAGTGTGTTAAACGCTAATTTAAATGGTGTTGATTGTTTTTCAAATCCTTTTTGAGCACCCATACTTTCATCCATTTCTTCATCTGGTGGACCCATTAACACTTGTAACATACTATTAATTTGGTCGTATTTCGTAACATCAATTTCTCTAGGTTTATTAAGAACCCTAGTAATTATTTGTGTTGAAGTTATTTTACCGTTCTCATCTAAAAACTGTATTGTTTCAGTATTAGTTTCAACCCCAGCTTTAAACTCATCTTTATCACCACCAATAGCTTTTTCTATTGCCGATAAATCGATATAATAAATTATTTTACCTATTTTTATCATAGTTTTATTTATTAATTTTACTTGTTATTATCTTATTTCTTAATTGGTTATCTAACATAAATTCAAACAACGATTTAATTTCAAAATCACTACTTACATTTTCATTATAAGTCGTTTTTACTTTAACTGATACCTTATTTTCCGGTTTACTATTTAAAGCATCTGGATTTGCTGTTATTAAAATATCCACATCATTCCACTCATCAGCATATGTTTGGACAAATTTAATTGTTTCACACTTACAGGCTGTTTTACTTAAAAAGAAAAGTGTTGCTGGTATTGCAGTCATAACTTCTCTAGTTATAATAATAATTTCATTACCTTCTAAATCCTTCATATCCATGATGAAAAGATTTAATTGGTTGATTAGATTATGTTCTAATTCATCTGCATGACCAAATATCTCCAAAGCGGCATCACGATAAAGAAATTTATTCAACTCTTCCGTAGTTTTAAAAGGGAAATGTTCAATTAAATTAAATGATGTTACTGGATTTGATTCAATATCAATGTCATCACCTTCAACATATTTATTATATGTGTATTCAATTTGTCCTATGAAGTCTCTCAATACTTCGTTTAATGCTATTCCTACGACCATCTATTCTTATTATTTTTATGATTATTTAATATAAAATAATCATTTATTTCATAAGGTAAATATTGTTATTAAAGTATTTATCTTTTTATAAATATGTGTATATTTATAAATAAAAATAGAGATTTATGTGGACAAGTAGAGAAGTGCAAAAACTAAAAGAGTTATATTGTAATAATACCAATATTGATATCAGTATTATATTAAATAAAAGTAAAAGTTCAATCGATAATAAAGGACATTTATTAAACCTTAAAAAGTCGAAAGAACATTTAACTAACGTATCAAATATTGGTAACAACAATAGAATTAAAAAAGGTGGTAGGGATTTATCTTATAGTGTATTGTTTGAAATAGCTAAACAATATAAAACTAAAATAGAATTTATAAATAATGATGGTCCAGCTTATAGTGCGGCTATTAGAAAAGGTATATTAAATGATATATGTTCACATATGTTACCATTGAAATTTAGCACACCACAATTAATTTTAAGAGAAATATTAGATATAGTATTGAAATCTAATTCATCATATAATAATAGAAAAATAATAAAGCCTTATGAAATAGATATATATTACCCTGAATTTAATTTAGGTTTTGAATATCAAGGTGAATATTGGCATAATAATACTGATAAAGATATAAAAAAAAATAATTTATTAAAAGAACGTGGTATAAACATAATTTATATTTACGAAATTAGTCGGGCCTACGAATCAGATATTAAAAAGCAATTAATAAATTTATTACCAAGTATAAATAAATTAACAAATAAAAACATAATATCTAACGATATAAATAATTGTTTTATTAATAATGTATATGATAGAATCTATTCAAAAACAGAATTAATTGCGATTGCTAGAGAATATGAATCATTCGTTGAATTTAAGAAATTCGAACTACCTATATATCGTAAATTATTATCTTTGAAATTAGTCGATATTGCAACATCTCATATGTCAGATAAAATAAAAAGGTCTACATTAACAATTAACGAATTAAAAGAAATAATAAATAAATATAATAATTTAACTGATTTTAGAGTAAATGAATTAAAAAATTATAAACATATCTTAAGATTAAAATTAGATTATTTACTTGATGGTTTAAATCGTAAACAAAGTTTTGATATCAAAACCATTGGTGATGAAATAAAAAACTTTACTAAAAAATGCGATTTTATCAATAATAATAAAAAAATGTATAAATATATTAGAAAAAATGGTTTAACATATATGTTAAACCATTTAATAGATTGTCGTACTAAAAATTTTTAATATAATATTCAAAAACAACTTCTAATTGTTTTGGGTCTTTTAAAATTGTGTAATAACATTCGTTAAACCCATCTTCAATATAATGTAGGTCTCGTTTTTCAGCTTCTTCTTTTGAGATTGGAACACGAACTACATCAATGTAAAATGTTTTTGGTTTAAATGGGAATTTTACAAACTGACTACTTCCAATTAATTTATAATCTTTATCGTCAATGTAAACTCTACCAGTAAAAGTGTCATATTCTTCTTCACCTTGCCAAACAATAGCATCTAAATAATGTGCTTTACTTTCAACCCCATCTTTGAACAAACCACCACATCTACTGTTTTGGTACATAATTGAACCACCACCAATTTCACTCACATCAACCCATTCATTTTCGTATCCAGTTACATCACAAATTGGTTCTTGTAGTAAAAGTTTTTTAACCGCTTGTGAAATAGCAGAAGCCGTGTAAGGTGCTGAACCACCACTTTGCCCACTATTACCAAATGCTTCACATAAGGCTAAAATTTCCTTTGCGAAAGGTGTTATAATTGCATCAGGTGTTGTTGCAGCAAGAATATTTAACTCTTGTTCTGCAAATTTTTGTGTGTTTGTCATAATGCTATTCCTATTTTCATGTTTTAATTATAATCTATATATTATTCAAAGTAAATAATTACCATGTAAATAATTTTTTGAAAAAAACTTCTTTCTTAGAAATAGTTTTTTTTGATGGGAAAGTAATATCTAAATTATGTTTAAAATTAACCTCACCAGTTTCTTCATTAATACCAACTCCGTTTACCGGACCAATACCTTCTTTTATAATTCGTGATTGTAGTGGTGTTGGTTTTTTATGTAAATCTTCTAACTTACGGTCAGGTTCATTGTAATATTTAAGAATTTTACCAATAATTGGGTTTCTAACAATATCGGAATTAGTAAATTCAAAAAAACCTATTTCATTAACTCGTCTTAATCTAGTCATAGCATCGTATAAACCAGATTGTTTACCACTTTTATATTTATCTGATTGTTCTAAATCACCAGATATTATAAATTTACTATCCTCACCAATTCTCGTTAATAAAGTTTTCATTTGATTTTGTGTCATGTTTTGACTTTCTTCACAAACTAATACCGTATTATCAATATTAACACCACGAAGATATCCTAACGCTTGAATTTCAATAATACCTTGTGTCATTAATCGTTCTCTAACACCTTTAGTTACAATTTTATCAATTAATGCTAAACTTGATGCAATATAAGGTTCTAATTTTTCATTAATTGTACCGGGTAAAAAACCAATTTTCTCATCTGCTTCAACTGCTGGAGTACAAATAATTAATTTACGAAACTTACTAGTTTTATCTTGTACTAATTCAAGACCAATCGCTAGTGAAACATATGACTTACCAGTACCGGCTGGGCCAGAACAAATGATAACTTCATGTTCAGTTATTAATCTAGAGTATTCTTTTTGTGTTTGATTTTTGGCTTTAAATTTATTTTGTTTAGCCATTGACGTTGGTGATGAAATTATATCATTAAAAACCTCATCTTCATTTTGAATCCTTTTCTTTCTGTTAGCCATAAATTAATACTTATTTTTTTTCATTATTATTATATTTTTCATTTAATTTTTCATTCGAATATTTTTCAATTATACTATCACCATTTATAATAGGTTCACATATAAATTTTGCCACGTAATGTTCACCAAATTCAACTATTTTAGTTGTTTCTAACACTTTATATTTATATTCTAAAAAATCTTTTACACCGGCTGTGTTATGTGTGATAAAACCTATTTCATCTATATCTAAAAAATCAGATGTTTTTGGTTTTTCCATAGCTCTAGTAATATCATTAATTAAGAATGATGTTTTTTTATCATAAATGTTTATATATTTACTTATGAAAAATTCTATTAACTTAGTATTACCATCAATATCTTTAATGAATAATTTTTCAGTATAGTCTTCAATATTAAATTTTGGTAGGATTGACCGACCAATCATAATTGGTGTAATTGGTTTAGTATCTATGTTGTCCATAGAATCTGAAATATCTTTAGATATCTTGTCATTTTGGACAATCATCTCAACAATATACTCGTCAGATGGTTCACCCTTGATTTTTCGACTTATTTTTTTAATAGTTTTAAACCCTCTATCACCGGTTTCGTATGAATACCCATCAGAAGCATCTAATACTTTATATAATCTAGCTCTTAAAGTTATAACTTCTTCACTTATTTTACCTTGTAACAAATCATCTGACAACATCCCTTGTCTTTGCCTTTGTGTTGTGGAAAAACCATTCGAAATTGTATCACCACCTTGACCAAGAGAGATTTTTTCAACATTTGATAATGCTAGAGATATAACTAACATTTGTTTCCGACACCATTTTTTTATATTCATATTTATAATTTATATAAAACAAATATATTAGAACTATGGCTTAAGTAAAGGGTTTAATATGTATAAAAAAAAATATCCTAACATTTCTATTAGGATATTCATTATTTATTTTTTTGTTAATGTTTGGAGCCAACCATCAATCATATCATCCATTAATGTCTCAAATGTGTATTCCGGTTTCCAACCTAACATAGTTCTAATTTTAGTTGAATCACCCTTCAAATATTTTAATTCTTCTGCTCTCATAAATTTTTCATTTTGTGTTACGTATTTAGTATAATCTAAATCTAATTTTTTAAATACGTATTCAACCATTTCTCTAACCGAATGTGTTGTCATTGTTGAAACTACAAAATCATCAGGTACATCATGATTAATAATTAAATGCATTGCTCTAACATAATCTTTTGAGTGACCCCAATCTCTATAAGAATCTATATTACCTAATTCCAAATTATCAGCTAGACCTAATTTAATCTCAACAGCTCGTTTAACTACTTTATTTGTTACAAAATTTGATGCTCTTCTTGGTGATTCATGATTAAAAAGTATACCATTACACGCATGTAATTTATATGCATTACGATAATTTCTAACTATATTATACCCAAATACTTTTGAACAACCATAAGGGCTTACTGGTGTCATACGAGTCGTTTCTCGTTGAAACCCATCTTCATCGATTGTATTACCAAACATTTCAGAAGAGCTAGCTTGGTAAAATTTAGCTTTTGGACATGAACGTCTATAAGCTTCTAGGATATTTAAAACACCTAACGCATTAGTTTGTACCGTGAATTGTGGGATATCAAAACTAATTCTAACATGACTTTGTGCCGCTAAATTATATATTTCGTCAGGTTTAACCATATCTAATATTTTTTCCAACCCACCTTGGTCCAACAAATCACCGTAATGAACTGTAATTTTGGCCCTTAATTCATCTGAGAATCTACTTTGTTGTGATTCAACAGTTGAATTTCTTCTAATAATACCATGTACTTCATACCCTAAAGATACTAAATATTCTGCTAGATAACTTCCATCTTGACCGTTTATTCCTGTTATAAATGCTTTTTTCATTAATTAATATTTTATTTTTTTCATTATTTCTTCTACATTAACATATGTTGTATAATTACCAGTATCTTCATTTTGTTCTGGTGTTTGGTCTATAAGAATTATCCCTCTGGCCGCATCCTCCGGTGTCATATACATATGATAACCAAGTATACTTATATGATTTTCATCAGTATATGGTGTATTTAAATCTCTACCATCATACGATGCTAATTTAAGCCATTTATAAGCTTCTTCACTATCGGTTAATATAATACCACCCTTACCTATCGGTACCCTTTTTTTAATTTGAAATGATATAACTTGAAGAGCATTATCACCGATATACATATTTTTATTCCATCTAACAGCTGAATCCCATACTCGACTACCTTTTAACTGATATAACCCGGTCCACTCTAGGTCTTCAAAAGCAACTTGATTACCAGCATGCATAATTTGCATTGGTGCTGATATGTAAGTCATTTTAGGTATTGTAAGTACAGTATCTTTAGTTAATTCACCAATAGATTGTAGATATTTTAATGATAAAAAGATACCATTCGAACAACAATCAACAGCTACAGCGTATTTACTACCAGAAAATGTAGCTACTTTTTGTTCGAACATACCCATAACATCTCTAGGGTCATTCCAATTATAACCTAATTCTTTTAATTGGTCTAGTTCTTGACGTTGTAAATGTTTTGGTACTTTACCTATTGGCCAAGGGTTGTAATGTGTTTTATTTTCACTCATAAGGTTCGATATATTTTTTATAAATGTAATCCTCAGCTACTAATAAGTCAAGCGATAACTCTAGATTTTTTTTAATCGAAACCATTTTGCTATTATATAATTCAAATGTTAAATCCCCAATTTTAAAATTATTATCTAATATTATAATACCGTTAATATCGAAAAATTCGTCAATATTAGGTATACCATGATATATTGGGATAGTCCCAGTCATGAAACAATCAGTTAATTTTTCGGTGAACATATTTGAATAAGTTCCGTTTTCAATTGCTATTGAGAAGCAATAATCTTTTAGTCCACCCTCTTTATTAACAATTTCATTAAAGCCCCTCCCAAAATGGTCGCATTTACCAGAATATTTTTGTATTATCTTTTGACGATATAAATGGTCTGGACACATGGTTTTATTTGATGCTATCATTGAAACCAATTTAGATTTGTGATATATTTCACCATGTTCAATAAAAGATTTACCACTGGATTGGGTAAGTTGGAATATGTCAGAATAAGATGCTAATTCTTTATCATGAGTGAAAACTTTATTGAATTTAAGTTTTAGTATGTCAGTATTGTTGTAACACCAGTGATATAAACTAGGCAATATGGTTTTAGATTCGCATAACCACCCATAATTTTTTAATTCTGGGTTAACGTTACCTAATATCCCACTATCAACATATATCGATATATCAGATTCTAGATTACCTTTAACCCACTCAATATATTTAGGCTCCATATCATTAGTTGATACAGTATGTTGGAACCCACCACCAATTAAATTAATCCGTTTTCTCACGATAACCTAATTTTTTAGCGTTTTCTAAGATTTTACTTGGATTTATTTTTTTAATTAATTTTGCTGGGTTACCTTTATAGATACCCCACTCTTCTGTATCACCGATTAATAAACTTCCGGCTGTTAATAAAACACCTCTTCTAAGGGTTGAACCCGGTAAAACAATTGCATTTGTACCAATATTAGAAAACTCTTCCATAATTACAGGTTTTATTATTTCAGTACCTTTTAGTTCTTTTGGTATCATAGCACCAAATAACCCACTATCATCAAATCTATCAGAGCCACAAACTATTCTAGCACCAACCATTATATTGTTAAAACCCTTTGCGGTAAAATTACCATCTTTACCACCAATAATCGTAACGTATGGTCCTATATGTGTATAACTACCTAAATTTACATTGGTTGAACAATATAATCCCTTATCTATTGCTATATGGGACCCATTAATATTTAAATTCCTTTTTGAAATTATATCATCATCAAGAAATATGTCTTCACCATTTTTAATTATCATGTATAAACGTATTAAATGTTTTTAGTCCATGACTCCCAAACGAATGGGTAATTGAATTTTAATTTAAAACCATTTGATTTTAAACCACCAAGTATTTTATCACGTCTTTCAATTGCATTATCAATACCAAGATGGAATTGAATTTGGATGTTTTTAAATTTATTAATATTACCAGTTTTTAACATATGTTCTAATACTGGGTATTCATCACCTTCTATATTCATTTGAAGCAAATCAACTTCATCTAAACCCCAATTTTCTAAAATAGTTTCAACTGTATTAAATTTAACTGTAATGCTTTCACCATCGGTTAAGTTTGATGATGTACCATCATTACTTAAATATATAACACCATTTTCATTTTTAGTACTAATACCAATATTCATTAGATGTACTTTATTATTATCAGAAAATTTAGATACCATACCATCATAAAATTTAGTAACTGGTTCTAATATATAAACATTGGGGTTATATTTCTCTATCATTTGTTGAGCCCAAACCCCGGTATATCCACCTAAATCAATAATACAAGAATTTTCATTAAGATTATAATTTATATTATGTGTGTAATCACCATTGTCTCTAAACCACCTAGCTAACGATTCTCGATTTAATGTTATATTATTCATTATCTAAAAATGTTTTATCTAATGCTTGTCCTTCATAAGGACCGGTTTTATATTCATATACTATAGTATTATCCTCTAATATTTCGTATGTGTGACCACCATATAATGTAAAACTAGCATCACCGGCTTCTAATATTGGTGTAGCTATAATAGTATCATCAATATCATAAAATATACATTTAACACGTCCTCTAATAACAACCCAAGATTCTTGAGCTATTTGTTTTGTATGGTGTCTGTCTTTGGTGATATGTTTATGTGGTCTAAACGTTTTACCGTTTTCCATTCTCAATGTAGCACATTGAATGAAGTTATTTTCTGGTACCATTTCTGTTCTACCAAATATTTCATCTAATCTATTAATTACATGTAGTAATTTACCATTTTCTATTTTCGAATATATTTTTTCCATTTATTAACGTTTAAACCAAGTTTCAGGTAGTATATCACCTGAATTATTTTTTATTGCTTTACCAAACCACTTGTTAGGTCCAATAACGATTTTATTTTTATTAGTATTTAACCAAGCACCCCACCAAGAGAATGAAGAATTTGATATTATATTATTATCACATAACGACATTAAAAACAATTCAATATAATCTTTTTCATTTTCTATGTAAACTATATTAGTAATATTTTTAAAGTTTTCTTTACACCATTCAATATCATCACTAAAAATAACATATAAATCAGTTTTATCACTTAATATTTTAGCTGAATCTAAATAATAATCTATGGTCTGTACTGGATGGTGGTCTGGTAATCTAACGTAATCGCCTCTTCTTACATGAATTGATGTTAATCGTTTATCTAATAAAACCCCATATTTTTCTTTTATGATAAATTCTATTGTTTTAGGTATCTCAAAGGCTTTTAAAATTTCATTTCTATGTTTTACAAAATATTTTTCATTTTGGAAAAACCCATCAATAAAAAAATTATCTGTTTCTATATTCGATTCTACAAAATAAAATGGGAAATTATATACTGGTATAACAACGTTAGGTTGGATACATTTAAAACCTTTAAAAATTTCTTTATATTCAAATGTATGTTTTAATGTTGGGTTATAATAATTGTCATCATTTAAATAGGTTAATTGTCTATCTAGATTAGGAAAACTAAAATCAATACCCTTTTCAATAGAGAAAGATATTGTTGCCGCTATTTGAAACATCATATTACCTAACCCACCTTTTAAATTACAATATATCATATTTTAACGTATTAATTTATTGTATTTAGGTTGATTTCTAAGTTTAATAACTAAATCATTAACCGCATTTGAATTAACCTTATGGTCATTAAGTGGATTCTCACCATTATAAATGTAATTAATTTCAGGCATAAATTTATAGTGTTCTTCACCGGCCATCTCAATCATTGGGTACATAAAAGCTAAATCACCAGCAACTCGCCAATATTCACCATTTTCATCCTTTAAATAATTTTCATCGATAGCTCGCCATAGAAAAGCTCGCCACGTTCTTAAATGTGATGCTGTAAATGTTTCATTACGTATATTATCAATATTTTTTGGTGCTGCGGCAAAACCAATTTGCCCACTAGAATATCTAAAACTACCATTTGCTATCCATATATCTTGATTTGTATATATTTCATTAATTCTTCCTAATACATCAGATTTAGCTAACCAATCATCACCATCTACTTCAATAATAATTTCATTATCGTCAATATTTTGGTTATATCTAATAACTTGGTCGTAATTACCGGGTTGATATAATTTAGTGTTATTTTCAATTAATATAAATCTTTCATCACCTTCAATTAATTTTTTTGTTTTTTCAACCGAATTATCAGTTGAAATATCATCCGTGATATAACATTTAAAATCTTTAAACTTTTGATTTACCAATGAGTTTATACATAAATCAATATAATTTTCACAATTATATAGTGTTGTTACTATTACCATATTATTATTTAAAGTTAAATTTTATTTTTTTTAATAAATTATCCATAATCGAATCACCAAGGTTTGTTAAGTCTAAATTATTACAATATTGTTTAGCTTGACTATCGGCATTATACCAGTGTATTCCAATTGTGTCAGGTAGTATTAAATCTTGGGTGCTATTAAAAAATAACCAAGACAAATCTCTATAATCATATGGATATATAACTGGTAATGTTAATTGAGCAATTGATAAATCACTATGTAAACATTCAATGTCAAAAATATCAGGGTATAATTTTCGTATTAATTTATTACCTATAGATTGATATTCATTGGTATCAAACGATTTAATTGAATTATCCATTATTCGCTTATAGAATGAATTATTAGGGGATGCTAATAAAAAACCAATTAAATAATTTGCATAATCATTAGAACGTTCTTCAACAATTGTTAAATCCAAATCAACGGCATTACCTGATATCATATATTTCGAATAATTTAAAGTTGACATTGGTTTTAAATATAAAACGTCCATATCCGACCATAAACCACCTTCAGTTGATAATAAATACCATCGTAAAAAATCTGATTTATAAACCTCTGAAACAGTATTATAAAAGCCAATATCTTCAAAATCAATTTCAATTATATTATCACAATACTCTTTAATATAAGGTAAATAATTGGTGTTAGTATACATATCTTTTTGATTAGTACCTGACCATGAAATAGTCTCATACTTAAATTTAGGAGTATAAAGATTTACAACCCAATCAGGATTTAAGTCTTTAAAACTCCTTAACGTAAGTAAATTTAATAATGATAACGGACTTAAATCCCAATAAAAATTTGCTATCTTAGGTATTTTAGTACATTCCCATCCCATATCTAATCCATTATAACTTTATATAATTCAATAACTTTACTACCGATTTTATCAGCTTTAAATTCATCTAAGTTGTCCGGTACTTTATGTAGTTTTTTATCAATTATATTTCCATCACTATCTACATTATATATAATTGATGGTTTACCACAAAACCAACTTTCGATAGTTGTTCTACCTAATAATATACCAGCTGTTTCATCACAGTCTTGTATGTATTTTTCTATGTTCCATGTTGGTTGGAAATATGTCACATGCTCTTGGCCGGACAACATTTCGTCCATATTAATACCATTATTTTTACCAACTAAAACTAATTCAGCATCCCATGTTTTGGTTCGCTCTATTAAATCTTTTATGGTTTTTTCTCTAAGATAATCCATTGTTCCAACGAATAATATTCGTTTTTTATCTGATTTCTTTTTTTGTACTGTCGTAAACCTTGTGTTATCAATTGGATTATAAATAACATCTATTATATCTTCAGAAATATTAAATTTATCAATTAAAAATTGTTTAATTTCTGGCCGAATAGCTATATAACGTTTAATTCGTTCATCAATAATTGGGTGCTCTAGTTCAATAACTTCAGAGTGAATTGTTGATATTACTGGTATTTCTGGATATAATTGCATGATAAACTCAGTAATTGGTTTATGGCTTAAATGTAATACATCAAAATCAACTCTACTTATTGCATATAATGTACCATCAACCGATGGTACTTGACCAGTAGGTGTATTTAAAACCCATTTACCATCACCACGTTTATAACCCGGAGGTTCATTCAAATTGTACATTTTAATCCCAAACGAAGAAGCTTTTTTAGCTAAATCACCACCAATTAAATTAGAACATATTGTTACATCACAACCTTGTTTAACTAATTGTTTTGCTAATTCATAAAAATGTATTTCCGAACCAGTATAACTATTAAAATTTAAACACCCGATAAGAACTTTTAATTTATCACCTTTTCGCAATACTTTAGGTATGTTTATAGGTAAATTTTCTTTATATTTTTCTGCAAATTGTATTCTATTAGCTTCCCAAACATCGTTAGTTTGACCTATAGAATAGTGATTAATTTTAATATCGTAATGAACACCAACTTTAACACCATTAATATGATTTTTAAAACAAAAATCTATATCATAAAAATGGAATCCTTCAAAATCTTCACCAAAATTTTCTTTAAGTCTAGTTTTATTAACTGATAAAAAAACGCCATCAACAATTACTGTTTCATCTATTAAATTACCGATATGTTTACTATATGCTGATAACCAAGTTTTACCTTCGTGTGTATGATAAACTTGACCATACATTTTTCTTCCATGTTCCCACCATTTACCAGATGTTGGCATTTCTTTACTACCAGCAACACCTAGAATACCAAATTCTGGGTTACGTTTATAATGCTTAATTAGTTTATCACCCCAATTGTTTGTTTTAATTTCAATATCATCATGACAAAATACAACAATATCATATTTAGTTTCTGTTAAAAACTTATTATAAACCTTAGTTAACCCCTCACCATTATTTATATATTCAATAACTTCAGCTTTAGGTAAACCACAAGTTTTTTTAAGATGTTCAATATGTTGAGGTTTATGTTCTCTTGTACAATATACTATACTTATCATATTTTTATTTTATTTAATACCAGATGAACCAAATCCAGATTCGTTTCTGATAGTGTCTTTATTAATTTCTTCAATTTTAACTAATGAAACAATTCGTTGTCCACTAACATTAGCTAGTACACCTTGTGCTATTCTATCACCATGGTTAACAATAAATTCTTCCTTACTAAGGTTAACTAATATAATTTTAACTTCACCACGATATTGTTCATCAACAGTTCCCGGTGTATTTAAAACTGTTATACCATTTTTAGCTGCTAAACCACTTCTAGGTCTAATTTGTAATTCAAAACCTTGTGGTAATTCAAAGAATAACCCTGTTGATATAATAACTCTTTCTAATGAACCTAATTTAATTGCTGCAAACATACCATCTTCTAATTCTAAATTAGCTCTAATATCAAACCCTGAATCACCTATATTAGCATATTCAGGGTTTGGGTTATTAGATTTATTAGAGAATTGTAATGGTATTTTACCAATCTGAGTCCCTTGATTTAATTCGTTAGTTATTTCAGATAAGACTTGCTCGTATGTTCCATTTTCAATAGATTCAAGTAATCTTGTTTGGTAATCAAACACATTTATTCTATTACCCATTTAATTTTTCTTCTTTAATTGCAAGTTCGTTAGCTTGTTTTAATATAGTAGCCAACATAGTTGAATGCCATTTAGCCATTTTATCATCATCTTCTTTATCAAAATTAACGATAGCTTGATATTCTTCTTCAGTTAAAGAAACACCATTTGATAATGCATACATTGCAGAACGTTCACCAATTCTCATTGAGATTAATTCTTCGTTAAATTTATACATTTTACCTTGATTTTCTTTATGCCATTCAGATGTTTCAGGAATATAAAGTTTAGCTTTACCTATTTGGTGTAAGCAACAAACTTTAATTAACGACTCTTGATTAACTTTTAAGGCATCTGGGAGGATTCCATTGATTGATACAGCGTATTTAGTCACTGTTAGTGTATGGTCGATTAAACCACCTTCAAATGCGTTATGAAGGCTTATCATTGTAGATGCTGGAGCTGTTAATATATCAACACCTAAAAATTCTTTTAATGTTTCTGTAAGAAAACCATATTTTTCACCTGTTGCACAGAATTTTTGGAAATTCTTACCTACTTTTTCTTTTGTTAAACTCATTTTGTGTAATATTAAAATTTAATTTATTAATTTAAACAAAAATACTACACAAAATTACGTTTATCAAGTTAAAATAAAAATATTTTAATCTTTATTAAGTCTTTTTACTTTTTGTCCTAATGATTCACCTTCAAAATATTTTTGATTAACTCTTCTAGCTTGTTTCTTTAAAGTATATCTACTTTCTATGTTATCATTTCCAATAATTTCTTTTAATGTTGGGTTATTAGGATTTAATGATTTATTATGTTCATCAATAACATCAAAATTTGGCATTATAATATTCAACCCACCCGGACTAGTACCATTATATTTATTATCTGATTTATCAACATTACATACAGCACTATACATAATATCGTGTATTCTATCAACACTAACCTTATTTTTTTCCTCTAAATCAGATTTTAATTGTTTTTTCTTTTCTAAAAATAATGCTTGTTCAAGTATATATAATTTTTTACGTTTACGTTCTTTAAGTTTACTAAGGATAAAATTATATAATTTTTTTATAATATTAATTTTATCAATGAAATTAGTTTCTTTAGTTTCAAGTATAATAGGTGTATTAATTTTGAAACCTTCTAAACGTTTTACTATTTCCAAACTCCTATCAATGTTTTCAAAATTACATTTTTTAATACGTTTTTTATTTTTAAAACAAGAAGATATTCTTGTAAAAAAATTAGCTTTTTTTATTGTTATTTTATTCATAATTTAATTATTTTTTAATAATTGATTTATACCAATCTCGTCTCTTTTCAGTTACTGCGTTAATACTATACGTATCTTTAATGGTATTATTTAAGTTAATTGATAATTGTTTTACTAATTCTGGGTTCTCAATTAAATTTTTAATATATTGATACCATAATTTATGGTTTTTATCACTTGGTATTAATAAACTATTACCGTTTGAATTAATTGCACCACCTTTTTCACGAGCATTTACTAAATCAATTTGATAAGGACCAAAATCTTGTGCTATAATAGCTTTTTTATGGAACCCGGCTTCAATAACTTTTAATTGACTTTTTACTTTATTGAAAATGTGTTCAGATAATGGGGCTAATGAAACATCGAATAAATTATAATTACTTGCGTAAGTACTAATTGGTTTAGTCCAAACACGTCTATACGGTTCATTTGACACATTAGAGTATTCATTTTTAGTAAATGATAATAAATGTTCTTTATATTCTGGTGAAATGGTTGTGTAATTATCTGTAAATATTTGCTCATAATTATACCAAACACTTTCTTTTGGTTGAATAGGTCGTTGAGTTTTTTGACCTGTTTGTTCATCAATCGTTGTAATAAACCCACGTAAGTCAAATCCACATAATACAAATTGAACTTTATCTAATAACCCATCAGTTTTAAGTTTACTAACAACACCATTTAAAATTTCTAAATCTTTTAAATGTGATGACCCACCTAACCAACCAATACGAAGTCGTTCAGATTGTTCTGGGTTTGGTATATATTGTTTTTCTTTTGGGTCAATAGCGTTAGGTAAAACAAAAGTATTTTTATTATATTTTTTAATTTCATTTGCAAATATATCTGTTGTTGTACAAACATAATCAGCTAACTGAAGATTATTTAATATTTTTTTATCTATACCACTTTGTTTAATTAATAAATAAGCTGGGTGATGTTGTCCCGGTGACCAATAATCATCTAAATCCATAATGGTTGGAATACCTAATCTACGTAATCTAGGTATTGTACCTTCTTGTTTAACACCTTGGCTATCTAGATAATCACCCATTTTATCATAATCACCAATAGTTCTATGAAAATGAATTAAATCATATTGTTTTAACCATTCATCATTATCAATTTGTGGTTCATAATCAATATCTATATGGAATTCATCACGATATAGTTCTTCTAATGTGATATGTGGTTTTGTACTTCTAAAATAACCTAATTCAGCCAACCCCTGTACGGTCACTAGGTACTATTAGTACACTAATTTTACGACCAACAGGGGTTGTTTTTTTAATATTCTCCATATTGTTTGTTTTATTTATTATATTTATCTATTATTTGTAATATTATATTTTTATCTTTTTTATAATCGTGTTCCCAAATTACTTCTATAATATATCCATTATTTTTTGCTAAGTAAAGTTTATTTTTATCATAATCCCAAATTTCTTTAGCTGTTTTATTTTTTTTTGTGTGAAAAAAAGTTTCACCATATTTTATTGGGTTACAATGCCAGTAATCGCCATTATATTCTATAATTAAATTAAATTTTGGTATGTATAAATCATAAATTTTGGAACCTATTATTAAATTTGGTATACATTCAATATTTTTGCTTAATAAAAAAGAAATAAGTTCATTTTCTGCTTTAGACCTATTATAAGATTTTAATTCACCATTTTTAATCCTTTCTTTCATTAAATTACTCATTTTAATTCTAACATTTTCCATTTTACCACTTTCCCATAAATCAATTTTTATTTTACGAAGTAACTCCCTGTTTTTTGGGTCATTCATTGAATTATCTACACCCATTGCTTTACCAACCCTATTTTTAGATATTTTTTCAATAGTTTCTTTTTTATGTTTTTTACCATAAAATGGGTTACCATTACCTTGTTGATTTATTAATGAACAAGATTTACATATATTTTTATTTTTTAAATTTCTTAAAGATAATATTTGGTTGATGCTGATATTTCTATACATTTATAACATTGGTTACAAATATAATTTGTTACCCACATATTATTTATATTTACAAACGTACTATATAATGGATTTTCTTCTCTCATAAATATAAATATAATTTAAAAATCTAAAAACCCTACATCTGTTTTATCTTTATTAAAATAAAAAAAAGCTTACCGAAGTAAGCTTTTTAAATATTTTTATTTAGTAGTTGTTTTTTTCTTTATAATCCCACTATCCAATAGATTTTTTATTGTTTGTTTTTGAATAGTTTCAGTTATTTGTTTCATAAAATAACCAGAAAAGAATTTTGTCATTTCTTCTTGAACAATTAACCTTATATTATTTTCACTAAGACTATTTGATTGTTCATATATTGGTGGTTGGATATTTTCTCTTACAACTTGTTTTTGTTTACTACTAGGTATAGGTAACTTTTTTTCAACTAAGCCTTGTACATCATCTAATGTAAATGTATGTGTTGGTCCAGTTGCTTGAGGGATTGGTGAATTCTTCATAGCTTGTTTAATAGCATCAGGAAGTTTTGAATTATCAATCATTGACTCAGTTATTTGATGAGCATTATTAGAATGTCTTGAAGCTGTTGGTGCTTGACCAGATGGTAAGGTATCAACAGTTTCTTGAACTAATGCATTCCCATCTACATTACCTGTTTCATAAGAACCGCTTTCAACAGTTTTCATTACAGCTCTAGATTTAGCTAAAATTGACATCAATTTATTAACATCTACTGGTGGTTTTTCCATTTTAAAATATTTTAGTATTCATATCTACTAGGTTCTAACTCAGTAGATTGTTTTTTATTATTAGGTTCACTTTTAACTTGTGCATTTGCAACTTTAGGCTCGATACTTTGTTTTTGTTGTATTTGAGTATTAGCTTTAGGTTCAGATTTCACTTTATTAATTGGTTTATTTTGTTGTATTGTTTGAATATCTCTATCTTGTTTATTTATAGGAACATTAACATCATTATTAGTATTACTATCATTATTAAATCTAGCTACTTTATATATAGTTGCCATAGAATTATCACCACTTTGATTACGAGTTGGGATAGATGGGTCACTATCTAACGCTTTTTCGCTAAACCTAAACCCAGTTGGTTCCCACCCACTAATTCTATCAGTTCGTAATAATTTCCAACCAATATTACTAGTAGTCGTACCAAATGCTTGATATACTCTTAACACTTCATTACCAGCTGTTGATACACCATATGCGTAAACATCAATATACCTAACTTCTGGTCTTGTTTCTTTAGCACCTTGATAATAAATCCTAACCCTTTTATGTGAGTCCAAGGAATCATTAATTTGTGATTTAGAAACAATTTCAGTTAATAGTCTCTTATCTTCAAATATAATATCTTCTAAAAGATTGTAAAGCTTCATACTAAATTTATTTTATATATCGATTTGTCCTGTATTAAGAGACATATCAGGAGCAGTATATGCCGCTACTGAATTATATTCGTTAACAGATACACTATGTATTCTACCAGAACCGGGATATTCTGGATGACCATGTATATCATATGAACCACCACCATTTGTACTATCTAATGGTATACCAGTACCTTTACCTTGAACTGGTGTTATATCATCACTTAATGCTCTTGTGTGATTTACAGAATATTGGTTAGTTGGACTAACATAATTAAATGTATTTCCAGCTATTAATTCATTTCTTTTTTGGATACCTACTTGTTCCAATTTACTTTGTCCAGCCATAATTATATTATATTTATTTTGCCGTTATTATTCATGTATTCTATTAAATATTTAGATTTTTGTATTTCAGCTTCTAAATTTTCATATTGTACTCTATTATTCATAATATTATCAAATTGAGAACCTTTATGAATTTTAGGTAGATTAACATTAGTCGGTTTAGTGTTATCTCTATCCTTAGTATGTGTTTTCTTAAACATATTTTCAGCACCGGCATTCATTCTAGTTTTTTTATAATCGTGAACATTGTCTCTAGAATTACCTAATGTTTTATCAACCCAGAATTTCATGGTATCACCACCATTTAATATATATTCTGCATCAGTAGCTTTATTATTATTTTCATAATCATAATTATCAAAATAATTTTTAATTCTTTTCATTTGTTGATAAGATACTCTTTTATTATTTACAATACCTTTAGCTCTACTATAACCACTAGTATCACCGCCATGTTCATATTTAATAATAGCACTATTTAACTTATGAATTACATCATCAGGACAGTTAAAATATTTATCTTGTAAATCTTTATTAGCCATTATATTTTTTTTCTTAATAAGTTTTTATAATCATTTGAAACATCACTTAAATTCATATTACTTAAAATATAATTTAAAATGATAGCTTTTTCATCACCAATTAACGGTGTTTTATTAATATCATAAATAAATATTTGAGCATGTCTAGCTGCAGCTGGTTTACCTATATTATTAGCTAATTCTTCAATATCTGGTATACCATCTCTATCAACGTCAGGGCTAATAACCCTTTTAACCATACCACTATCCTCATTGCTTAACCTTTTATTAACTATATCTTCAACCATTTTTCTCATTTTATCTTTAGCAACTTCATCAAGTTCTTCTTTTTCAGTTGATTTTACATTTTCTTTTTGAGAACCACTTCTATCACCATGACTATATGGTGAACCGCCAGAACTAAAATAAAATCTAGATGGTTGAATAGCTAATTGAGCTAAATCATCTGATGTTTGTTGTGGTGCTGTCATAATTTCAGAATTATTCACTATACCACCATTGTTACTATCAATAAGGTCACCTTCAATTGGTGAACCATCTGCATCAACTAATTCTTCAAGCTCTTGTTTAGGTTTAACATTGAATTTCTTAAAGTCTTTCTTTTTAATCGTTGTCATAAATATTTCTTTTACTTATAAATATACTCAAGCTACGTAATATTTATTAAAAAACAATCAAATATGACAAATGGATTTATAACTAAAATAGATTATTCCAATAATAGACAAGTAAAACAGAGGGTTTTAACTAATACTAGTTTATCTGGTAGTACTATATTAGGTACAACATTCTCTGATTTACCATATGGACCTAACCCAAATTTATCTGGTGTTAGTGAAACTATTACAAATATATTAGGTACTTTCTCAGGAAATACAGGTACCACTATTTTTATTTTTAATGATAATAGATTAAATTTAGGGTCTTCATCATTATCAGCTATTACACCAACAACATCAGGTATTTCACAAACAACTGGTAATATTTTTACAGCATCTACAAACACTATAATCGATGACAACGTAGTTAATTTAGAATATACTGGCGTTTCATATACTTTTAATGTAAGTGGTATGACAAATATTGGTGGTAGTAATTATTCAGGTACTTCAATTTGTACTAATGTTAAAATTTTAAGTGCTAGTACATTAGATTATACAGGAAGAACAATTTGGTGTTCAATTCCCGGTATATTGAATGTAGATAACAAAATTGAAACTAAAAAAATAAGTATAACTAATGATTTTACACCAAGTGGTACAACAGATACTAATGGTACTATAGGTAGTATTGTCTGGGATGATGATTATTTATACGTAAAAACTAATAATGGTTGGGGTAGAACTACTTTAAGCGGATTTTAACTATGGGAAATATACGAAACGATTATTATTTTAATAATCATGATTTAAGATTATCTAAACATAAATATTATGATTTATATTTATCACCAGACCATGTTTATTTACCACCAGTTACAGAAATTTTATCTGGTGATACATTAGTGACGTATTTTGATTTTAATAACCAAGATATATTTTCAAGTGGTTCAACATCTGCTGATACTATATATAGTTTAGCTAAATGGAAATACGGTGTTAATAGTGGTGAAACATTATACGATATTGGTCTAACTGGTATAGATAATGGGTTAATTACTTACAATTATTCAAGTGGTGACACAGCTAACACTCAGTTAGTTTCAGCAATGACTACTTCAATTCTAACATTAGTTACTGGTGATACTAGATTACAATTAGACAGTGTTACAGGTAATTCTAGTAATTATATATACCCTATTAATATATTATCTGGTTCTACTGGTAATTATGCTCAACTATGTGGTGGGTTTTATCAAGGTTATTATAAATTAGATGGGTATGACTATGAGGTTTTACCAAATAGAGTTGAAAAAGGTTGGGTTGCAGAATTTTGGTTAAATAAAAATAATGGTTGTAGTGGATATACTGGAACCACATTAAATGATACTTACCCAGATAATAAAGGTTTTTTCTTTTATTTAGGTGCAAGAGCTGAAAATAAATTTTGGAATACCTTTGAAGGGTTAAATTCTGGTTGTACATCTGGTTGTACATCAGTAAACTGTAGTGGTGAAACTGTTACTAGTGGTTGTACAATACCAAAAGAAACAAATACGACTACTAGTACTGGGGTTCCAATTAGTCCTTCATCATTCCATGTTACTGAAATATGTAATCAATTTTTAATTTATAGTAGAAGTAAAAGTGGATACACAGCTTGTAATATAGACCAAGGTGATTGTATATCTGTTACAGCAACAACATATCCAAATCCAAATATGGAAAATTTATTCTTAAAATTAAGTAGAGAAACTTCAGGTACTACAGCGTGTAATTTTACTGGTAGAACAATAGATTTAAGTGGTGGTAATACTGATAAAGATGCTGATATTATTGATAATGCTTTAGGTTTTAGAATTAAAGATGATGGTAGTATTGGTTATAGATTATTAACTTATTCAGGTGTTTGTTCTGGTGAAACAACTATTACTGGTGCCACAATAGAAGAAGGGTACTCTCAAAGTGGTATGGTATCTAACGATATATGGTCTCATATAGCAATACGATTTATTGCTGATATAACTTATGATATATGTGATTTAAAATATAAACCAAAGCGAACAGGAAAATTAATGTTTTATGTTAATAGTAAATTAAAATATGTCGTTAATGATTTTGATGAATTTATTGCTAGAAGATTATTCGATGATAAAACAAAACAACAAGGTGTACCATTTAATATTAGTATTGGTGGTGGTTCACAAGGTTTAATAGATAGTCAAACATTTGATGGTAGAGACCCTAATGATTCTCAATTATTAATTGAAAAATATTTTGGTGGTTCTTTTATTGGTGGTATATCAAAATTTAGATTTTATGATGATAAATTATGTTATTGTACAATTCAAGATAATTTTAATATAGAACGTAATATTTATAATTAATAATAATAATAATAAAAATAAATAGAATAAAATGGGATTAAAAAATTCAAATGGTAATTACTTAAAAATACTATCAATAGATGATAGTTATTTAGGTAGAAAATCAGAAATAGTATCATGGGAAATATGGGTAAGTCAAGATGTTAGAAATATACCAACTAATTTCGATAAACCTCAAAATGGTAATACAAGATTAGATACTTTACAAGATAAATTAGATTTAGTTGCTGATGTAACACAAAGTATTAAAAATAATAGAATTATTGCAGCTTACAGTGCATTAAAAGAGAATAGTGAATTCTCATCATGGGAAGATTGTTAATGGATTATTTAAAATAATAGTCATATTTTAAAATAAAGGGGTGTTAACACCCCTTTTTTATTAATCTTAAATATTTATTGTTAAATATATGTATTCAAGATGGGAAATAATAAATTAATTTTAAGAACTTTAAATAGTCCATACCTTAACGATATAACTAGAAGTAAAATCCTAAGTTGGGACGATGTAGATAATAACTTCATATATCTTAAAGGTTTAGGTGTATTATCTGGTTCAACAAGTGGAAATACTTTAACATTAACTAAATATGATGGTACTCAAATATTAACAGATTTATCTAGTTTAGTACCTCAAAAAACTTTAGAATATTGGACATCAGGTTCTACTGGTGTTGGTTCTATTAAAACATCTTCTGGTGAAACAATATCTTTAGGTGATTATTCAGTCGCTGAAGGTTATCAAACAACTGCTAGTGGTTCATCATCACATGCCGAAGGTAATTCAACACATGCGGTAGGTATAAATTCACACGCAGAAAATTATCAAACAACCGCAGTAGGTACAAATTCACATGCTGAAGGTAACAGTTCTTTAGCATCAGGCTCAAATGCACATGCTGAAGGTTATAATACAATTGCTAGTGGTAGTAATTCACACGCTGAAGGTAGTAATTCAACGGCTACTGGTGGTTATTCACATGCGGAAGGACAATCTATTGCAACGGGACAGGCATCACACTCTGAAGGTGCTTCTTACGCAATTGGTATAACATCACACTCTGAAGGTTATTATAGTAAAGCAACTGGTGATAATTCCCATGCTGAAGGTAATAATTCAACTAGTCTAGGTACTTCATCTCATGCTGAGGGTTCTTCAACTACAGCTAGTGGTCAAACTTCACACGCTGAAGGTACTTCAACAACAGCAATAGGTGATAATTCACATGCTGAAGGTAATAGTAGTAAAGCCTATGGTTCAGCTTCGCATGCTGAAGGTTACCAAACAACTGCCAGTGGTAGTTTTTCACATAGTGAGGGTCAATACACAACAGCAAGTGGTGGTTTTTCACATGTAGAAGGACAATATACAAAAGCTAGTGGTAACACATCACATGCTGAAGGTTATATAACTACTGCTAGTGGTAATCAATCACATGCCGAAGGTACTCTATCAACAGCTAGTGGTTCTGAATCACATGCCGAAGGTAATGGTACAACTGCAAGTGGTAATCAATCACATGCTGAGGGTAATCAAACAACTGCAAGTGGTGAATATTCACATGCCGAAGGGTTATATACATTAGCAAGTGGTTCCGCATCACATGCAGAAGGTTATAGTACAACAGCAAGTGGTACTAATTCTCATGCTGGTGGTACTAATTCACAATCATTAAGTAGTAATTCATTTGTGTTTGGTAATTCATTAATTATATATAATGAAGGTTGTGATAATTCAGGCTTATTAGGTGGTCATGATTCATTCATACGTGGTGGTTCACAATCAGATATTATATTAGGTGGTTATAACCATAATATTAATATTTTAGTAGCTAATAGCTCAATTATTGGTGGTTATTATAATACAATGGGCGGTAGTACAACCGAAAGTTCAATTATTGGTGGTAATAATAATACAGTAAGAAATAGTAGTAGTAATTCTAGTATTTTAGGTGGTTATAATAATACTGTAAGTAATGGTTCACCAAATTCAAGTATTATTGGTGGTTATTATAATACAATTCTTAATAGTTCTAATCAATGTTCAATTATTGGTGGTAATTATAATGTAATTAGTGGTGGTGGAATACAAAACACAATAATTTTAGGTGGTCAAAATATTAATGGTGTTAATAGTAATACTGTTTATGGTGTTAATGCTAATTTTACCACATATTATGGTGATGGTAGTAATTTAACTGGTATAAGTGGTGGTACTGGTGGTAGTGGTGAAACTAATACAGCATCTAATGTTGGTTCAGGTGTTGGTATCTATAAACAAAAAACTGGTGCTAATTTAGAATTTAGAAGTTTATCTGGTTGTAGTAACATAGATATTGTATCGGGTGATACAATAGGTATTAACACTAGATTAGGTATTAAAACTTACGCTATTTTTAATTCTAACCAAACACCCGGAACATTATCTAATAGTGGTAGAACTTTTTGTACAGCAATAACCCCAGAGTTTAACTGTACAATTAATAACTTACAATTTTACAAAATCGGTGTTGGTACATCAGCTTATGAATTAGGTGTTTATAATAGTTCGAAAGTGTTGCTTGGTAGAACTGGTGTTAATACCGTTTCAACAACTGGTTTAACAACATTTAATATTACTGGTAATACAGTTAGTATGAGTGCTGGTGGGTTATATTATTATGGTATTTATGAAAGTGGTAGTACAATGCAAGCTTTAGTATATAATAGTAATATATTTAACTATGATGCAACTTTCACATTCCAAGACAGTAGTGGTAGTCCATCTAATACGGGTGTAATCCCAACAATAACAACATTTGCCACGTCAAATATTGCAATTTGGATTAACGGGTTTTATAGGTAATAACAATGATTAATATATAAGATATGGATTTTTTTATAAACAAAAACTCAACATTACCAATATTAGTAATGGAACTTATTCAAGATGGAAGAAATGATTATAAAGTATTTAATGAATTAATTCAAAATGCTAATATAACATTCTCCATGGTTGATGTTGAAACTGGTATTAGAAAAGTATCTAGACAAACCGCATCATGTGAATTAAAAGACGCATGTGTGGATTGTCCAGAAGAATACTATGTTATTTACCAATGGAAACCTAAAGATGTTAATAGAGTGGGTACATATAAAGCTGAATTCACTTTTGAATTTCTAGATGGTTCAGGTACACTAATAGCACCGATTAGAGAGGATTTACTCATACATATTAGAGATGGTGCGATAAGTAGTTGTTAAAAATAATTACGATTTTACTTGATTTATGCTAAAATATTTAGTATTTTTAAGCTTTATGCGATTAGCATAAAGCTTATTTTATTTTCGGGATTTTACTTGATTTTCTAAAATTTATTCTATAATTTTGTTAAAAATATGAAAATATGGAAATTGATGTAAGTAAAGAAGCAATTGGTAAATTTTTAGAGGGTAGAAACCCCCAAAAATACATAGTTGGTGTTGAGGCAACTTATTATAGTAATAAAGTTGATTTAATTATTAATGACCCAAAACGAGGTAAATATATCGTGACTGATACATTTAAACCTTTTATTTGGATGAAGCATGATGCCGGTAAACTATTATACGGTGGTGATAGAAATTTAACGAGACAAAAACTAACTGAGTCTAAAATATTCTTAGAAATATTAAGAGTTAAAAATGATGCTGGTAGTACACCAAAAAGATTAGAAGACGGTTATAAATATTTATTAACTGGTAGTGGTTCTTACCAACAATTATTAAAATTTTTCGAAGATGGTGGTGTAGATGTTTTTGGCGAACATAAAGAATACTTTATGACATTACCACCAACTGAACAATTTCTTATCCAATCAGGTAAACGTTTATTTAAAGGGTTTGAAGATTATAACGATATTCATAGATTACAATTCGATATTGAAACCACTGGTTTAGACGCAAATAAAGAAAAAACATTTTTAATTGGTATTAAAGATAATCGTGGTTACGAAAGAGTTTTAAATGTTAAAGGTAATACACCACAAGAATTAAAATTATCTGAAATTAAAGCAATTGCTGATTTTTTTAAAATTGTAGATGAACTTAAACCAGATATCATAGCTGGATATAATTCAGAAAACTTTGACTTTAGTTTTTTAAATACTAGATGTGAGAGATTAGGTTATGAAATGAAGAATTTTTCAAAAACCTTAAATGAGGATAAAAAACTATATTTCAAAAAAGATTCAACACTTAAATTAGGTGCTGAAACAGAATATTATAATCAAACGATTATGTGGGGTTATAATGTTATAGATATCGCACATGCTGTTAGAAAAGCTCAAGCTATTAACTCATCTATTAAAAAATGGGGCCTTAAATACATTACTAAATTTTCTGGTATCGCTAAACCTAATCGTGTTTATGTTCCCGGTGATATAATTTATAAAACTTGGGCAGATAAAGAAAATCAATATGCTATTAATAAAGAAAATGGTGAGTGGTATAAAATAACAGAAAAAAAACCATTGAGTGATGGTTATGAAATAACAACCGGTGATTTAATAGTAAACCAATATTTATTAGATGACCTTTGGGAAACAGAACAAATAGATTATATCTATAATCAAGCATCATTCTTATTATCTAAAATTTTACCAACTACATATGCTAAGAGTTCTACTATGGGTACTGCATCCATTTGGAAATTAATTATGTGTGCTTGGTCATACGAAAAAAAATTAGGTGTTCCAGCTTTAGAGCCTAAAAGAGAATTTACTGGTGGTTTATCTAGATTATTAGAAGTTGGGTTTGCTAAAAATGTTGGTAAACTCGATTATGCTGCACTATATCCTAATACAGAGATAACACATAACATATCACCGGAGTTAGATATTACTAATGCAATGATTAATATGTTATTATATATTGCTGAAAGTCGTGATGAATTCAAAGAATTAAAGAATATCAACGCTGAATTAGCTGCGATGGAAAAGGACCCAACTAAGAAAAAAGAGTATGATGCTCTTAAGAGTCTTTATGATAAAAAACAATTACCGCTTAAAATTCTTGCTAACTCATTCTTTGGTTCATTTGGTGCACCATATCTATTTCCATGGGGTGATACTGATTGTGCTGAAGAAACAACATGTAGAGGTAGACAATATCTACGTTTAATGGTAAAATTCTTTACCGATAGAGGTTTTAGAGCGTTGGTAATGGATACTGATGGTGTTAACTTTGCTATACCAGAAGATATAGATACTATAACATATGTTTCAGATGGTACACATAGATTTAATAAAGCCGGTCAAGAATATACTGGATTATCAGCTGTGGTAGCCGAATTTAATGATTTGTATATGGAAGGTCGTATGGGTCTAGATGTTGATGAGGTTGCGTTAGCTACAATAAACTTCGCTAGAAAGAACTATGCTGATTTACTAGTAGATAAAAAAGGTAAAACAACTGTTAAGTTAGTTGGTAATACAATTAAATCTAAAAAAATGCCGGGTTATATCGAAGATTTCTTAGATGTAGCTGTTGAATTATTATTAAATAATAACGGTTATGAGTTTATAGAAAAATATTACGAACATGTTGAAAAAATCTATACTTATCAAATACCATTAGTTAAAATAGCATCTAAAGGTAGGGTTAAATATACTATGGCTGCTTATAATGCTAGAACACTTAAAAAGAATAAAGCTGGTAATCCATTACCAAAACAAGCACACATGGAATTATTACTTAATGCTGGTTTATCACCAGATTTAGGTGAAATGGTTTACTATGTTAATACTGGTACTATAAAATCTGATGGTGATTTAAAAACAGTTACGATTGGTAAATTATCTAAAAAGGAAGAAAAAGAATATTTCATTAAAAATGGTCATTACCCTAAATACGAAAAGGAAATTATTTTGAATTGTAAATTAATTCCTAAAGACCAAATAGAAAATGACCCAGATTTAACTACTGACGAATATAATGTTCCAAAATATCTATCAGCATTTAATAAAAGAATCGAACCACTATTAGTTTGTTTTCATCCTGACATTAGAGAGAAAATCATGATTGATATGATTAAAGATAAACAAACAAAAAAATTAGTGTTACAAGAAAGACAATATTTCACTAAAAAACAAGCTGAATTGTGTGCTGGTATGCCTTATGAAACTAAGGACCAAGATACATACGAGGATTTGATGAGAATGGAAGATAAAGAAATTTATTTCTGGACTAAAATGGAACCTAGAGGTATTGTACCAAATCATATTTCTAAAGAAGATTGGGAATCATTAAAATTAGATTATCTAAAAAGAATGAGGGAAAAACGTATTAATGATTCTAAAATAGAATTAATTAATTTAGATAAAGCTCTTAGAAAATTAGAAGTTGCTGATTTAGATAAAATAAAAGAAACTGGTAAAATACCGGATGATATTAAAAATATTGTTACACCTAAAATGGCTGATAATGAAATATATTTCATGTCTAAAACTCTAACAGATGATTTAGTTACTTGTCTCACAGCTGTTAATTATGGTTTAATTGGTGATGTGTTATTCAAATTCGAAGAAGAATCTATTAAACGTGCTGAATATTATAAAACATTAGATTTAGAAAAATATTCTAAAGAAAACCTTTCATTATATGAAATGTGGTTAGAATATTTAGGTGAAAAAGTTGAAATTGAAGAAGAAATTAAAGCAACTGTAAAAAGAAATAAAAAGAAAACTGATGATGATAACTCTGAAGAAGAATTAATAGAAGAAGATGATGATAACCCAGATGATTTAGAACCTAACGAACCAGAAGTAGAAATTATTATACCGTTAGAAATTTTAAACCGTAAGGGTTCTCCAATTAAAATTCACGAAAGAACTGAAGATTTAAATGAATCTGATTTAATAACTAATGAAACTTCTAATGAAACTTCTAATGATATTATTGAAGTTCAAGAAGAAGAAGATGATGAATGGAATTTTTAAAAATAAAAAAGGGAGTTTAAACTCCCTTTTTTTATATTATTTAATATGTAAACATACCTAACGGTCTATAAAACATAGCTTTATTTATGTTTTCAGCTTTAATAGCAGCTTTTTCTAATTGTGCATCGGCAGATAAACGTAATAATCTTGCGTCTAATCTTTCAAGAACAGCTTTCCTTTCTTCATTACCTTCACTTAATAATGATTCATATTCCATAGTTAAATCAGCTTCAGGTACTTTAAGAGTACCGCTATATTTACCTCTAATTCTACCTAACGTTCTTTTACATTCAGCAACTAATAATTGTCTAACCAATGTTTTAGTTGGTTCATTTAAATCATCAAAATTTAATCTATCAAGTGGTACCTCATTAGGTAATTTAATAATATCTTTATTAGCTTTTCTACATTCATCTATATTTCCGGGATTAGTATCATAATAAAAATACCATACTTTAGAACCAGCGATACCTATACCACTACCCATACCACCTGTTTGGCTAGCACCACCCATACCAAATGTTAATTTTGACCCCGGTGTTGACATTAAATGTAATAACCTAGTACCATCAGGTCCGGCTGTTACTTTATATGTTAAATCACTTCTTAATAATCTATTTTTTAAATTAATATCTGATGCTGTTAATAAAACATCAAATGCTGGTGCAATATAATAACCTTGTTTACTACCATTACCATACCCACCTTGATTACCACCATACCCAGTTCCCATTTGTGCTGAACCACCACCAAAACCACCATCAGTACCAACACCACCATAATTTGCAAATAATGCTTGTGCTGTTGATGACGGGGTAAACCATAAAACTTCATTCATTTCTCTACCAGCTGGTATTTGATAAACTTGTCTACCGGGTTCTATTTCAACATAATCCTTTTTAAGTTCCCATGGACCTCTTTGTTGTAGACCTACTTGTTTAGAATACGCATATGTGAATTGACTTTCATAATCAATAGACCTCGTTGTTAAGGCGAATGCAATATCTGTATTAGTTGCACTATGACCTAATAAAGATGTCCATTGATGTTCAATTAACCATTCTTGTACGTATTGAGCATAATCTTCAATAGCTATCTCTAATAAAGTACACATAATATCTTCAGTTAATTCTATTTGTCTAATTGGTGAACCTAACGAATGTTTTACATGTCTAAATAATCTATCTTGTTCTGTTTTACTTGCTCCCATATTATTTTATTTAATTTTTTTATAATTTTACTTCATATATAAATATTTATAAATAATGGAAACAAAAAAAGATATAAAACAAAAAATGCGTGAAGGTTTAGGTTCTCACGATAGAAGTATTGTAGTTACCGGTATTTTAAATTCTGCAGCTGAACATATTAATAATGCTTTTAGAGATTTAGCTAACGCAATACAATATATTGAGGATGATAAATTAAAAAAAGCTGTTGAAGAAGTAAAAGAATTAATTAGTCATGAAATTCAGACAAATAAAGTATTTGCTGATGATAAACAAACTATACTGAGTAAAATTAAAGTTATATTAAACTATTTAAAACCAGATAAAGGTAGTGATATGTATACCGAATAATTAGTTACAGTAATTTTTTAATTAAATCAAAAGCCTCTTCAATTTTATTAAACGATATTTCGGGAACTAAAATATTTTTACCTACAACTATTGTAGGAACATTTAATGAGTTAGTTACTTTTGATAATGCTCTAAATTTATCGTCATTTTCAGTCGAATCACCGTTAATTTCGTGATATTCTATATTAGCATCATCTAATAATTTTTTAATCTTATTACAATACGGGCAACTACTTAATGTATAAATTTTAATCATATTTTACAAAATAATAAATTTTAATTATTTGTCAAGTTTATTTGACTTTTTAAATATTATCAATATATTTATATATGGGAACAATGTTACCACAAATAATACAAAAATAAGTAAATAATTATGAAAGAAGATGAAATTAAAATTAGAATAAACACAAATATAAAAATGGATTTTCAATATATATGTGAAAAAGAGTGTGTTACAATGTCTAATAAAATAAATGAATTTATTATTAAAGAAGTTAATTTAAATAAAATTAAAACACTTGAAAATAGAGTTATAACACAAAAACTAATTAAATTTGGTGTTATGAATGGTAATGGTAGATTATACTTAAAATATTCTTTTACCGATATTAAACTTGATGATGATGGTTTAGAAATTACTGAGCTTGAAAGATTAAATTGTAAAGTATTATATGGTCAATATGGGCATCCAGATGGTGATATTGTTATACATAAATATAATGCAACACATTCAATTAATAATATAAGAATTGATGGTGAATGGTTAATAGGAGATATAACAATAATAAATGATTCTATTATACCAATATTAGATAAATTAGTTTTCAGGCCAAGGTCATATGGTACCGTAGATGAAAATGGTACTGTAAAAGATTTAGAAATAATAAGTTTTGACGCAATATTAATATCTGAAGATAAATTTATTATTTAATATGGAATATAAAATATGTGGTAAATGTGGAATTGAAAAGGTTTTATGTGATTTTCATAAAAATAAATATGGTCAATATGGTGTACATAGTGTGTGTAAAAAATGTAAAAACCAATATAAAAAAGAATATCGTGAAAAAAATAAAAACGAAATTAATATTAAGAATAAAGAATATGAAAAGAAAAATAGTGAAAAAATTAAAATTAGAAAGAAGAAATATCATTCTAGGGAAAATGTTAAATATATGGATAATGAACGAATGAAGAAATTTTATAAAGATAATCCACATATTAGGGTTTGGAGGGACTTAATATACATGACACTTAAAAGTTTTGGTAAGTCTAAAGAAGGTCATACTATCGATTTATTAGGTTATTCAGCTTTAGAACTTAAAGAACACATTGAAAAACAATTTACAGAAGGTATGAGTTGGAATAATCATGGCGAATGGCATATTGACCATATAAAACAAATTATTTCATTTAATAAAGGTACAGAACCAAGGATTGTTAATGCTTTATCAAATTTAAGACCTTTATGGGCAACTACAAGAGAAATTAATGGTATAGTATATGAAGGTAATTTAAATAGACCTAAGTATCAAAAGAGTTTATAATTTCATCAATTAATACTTTATCTTCACCAAGTATTATATTAATAATTTCTTTCTTTTTCTTTAATACACCCCATATTCTTATTGAAATAGTATCTTCGAATAATTGATAATACACAGTTACATTATTTTTTTGACCTATACGATAGGCTCTGTCTTCACATTGTTCGTTGTTACCAGTTACCCAATCATAGGAATTAAATATAACTATATTACCAGCAGTTAATGTGATACCAACACCAGCAGATTTAATATTACCTATGAAAACCTTAATCTTATCATCATCTTGGAACCTATCAACCGACCTTTGTTTTTCAGTATTACTCATTAACCCATTATGAATAACTGAAATTTTAGCAAAATGTTGATGTAATTCCATTAATTCATCAGTAAAATTAGTGAATATAATAACTTTTTGACCTTGTTCAATAGCAGATTCAGCTAATTCAATAGTATCTTTAATTGCTTCCATTGCAATATGTTTACGTAAAAGAATTAATTCAACTAAATCACGTTGTAATTTACCGTGTTTACCTTCAGCTTTACGTTTAACTAAATAATCATCCCATAAGTTATTATATTCCCTTCTACCATAGTTTGATAATTCATGATATACCGGAATAATAGTTTTATCTGGCATATCTAAAACATCCTCTTTTTTTCTTCGAAGAATTATATTTTTTGTTTTACTAGCTAATTCATCTAAATTTGATGCACCATCAGTTATCCATATTTGCTTTTTAATACCACTTTTAAGCGTTTTAAAGAACTTTCTACCTTCACAGTAACGAATGGCAAAGTATTGCCAATTTTTTGCTATAGGTGACTTAATCATGTTTAATAAATTGAAATAATCCATAGGTCTATTTGCTACTGGTGTACCAGTCAATAACCAAACCTTTTCAACACCATGTTTAACACAAACTTCTGTCATGATTTTTCCTCGTATACTATCATGATTTTTTAATAAGTGTGCTTCATCAATAATAGCTAAATCAAATTTAGTGTTAACTATTTGACGATTAAATTCAACAACTAAATCTTCCGGGTCATTTTTTTTAGGAGTTTTTAATGTGTGAAAATTTTTAAGGATATCATAGTTAATTATAACAAACCTATCTTTAGACCATTTTCTACCATTAACAATAACAGTATTTTTACAAAAAGTATTAATCTCCCGTTCCCAATTTATTTTAAGTGATGATGGGCAAACAATAAGTATTTTTTCTAATCCTGTTTCTAAAGCTGCGATAATACTCGACATAGTTTTACCTAAACCCATATCGTCAGCTAATATACAACCTTTTCTAGATAATAAAAATTTAATAGCTTCTTCCTGATGTTTATATAATTTTTTACCTGTTTTACCTAAAATTTTATTATATTTTTCGAAATCTACATCAACATCTATGTCTTCAAAATAAGGGTCATCTAATACTTGTGTTTTAGGTAACCAATATAATTTACCATTTTTTTGGTTTTGTTTAACTTTTCCATAAACGTGAAATGTTTTATCGTTATCAGCTAAAATATACTCTACTAACATTTTTTCCGGTGTAAATGATAATTCTTCACTTTTTTTAAGTTCTTCACCTAAATATGTTGAAATTCTAAGTACTCTATTTATTTTTATAGAGGTCTTATCATGGTTATCAACAATATATTTTGATTGGTTAGCTGTAAGGGTAATTTTACCATTTTTAATAAGTTCTTTTTGGAATCTTAAAATATATGGGTTTTTACCTTTATAACTTTCTAATAAGCTTAAAGCTGATATTTCTTTTAAATCTTCTAGTCTAATCATACATTAAATATAGTTATATTATAATAAAAATCAATAGAATTACATATATTTAAATAAACCTAAATATTTATCTAAAAACAACTTTGAAAACATGACAAAAAAGATAATACCAATAAATAGAGTTAGCAAATTTTTCTCAGCAGAAGATTTTAATCTTGAAATAGAATTAGGTAGAGAATATATTGAAGGTGATATTAATATGAGAGTCATTATTTATCAAGTTGATAGAACAACTAGTGTTACTGATGATTTATATGGTGAAGCTGGTAAAGACGAAATTAGATTTAAACTACCTATTGAAGTACCTGTTTTACCTCTATTAAATACACCGGAAAATAAAACATATAATGAAAACAGTGGTAGCTTAAGATATTTACAAGATGGTCAATTAAAATTTGGTATTTATGATTCACAATTATCTGAATTAGATGCTGATATTAGTTTTGGTGACTATATAGGTTATCCAGTTAGTGAAACTGAAATAAGATATTATACAGTTGTAAATGATGGTAAAAAAAATTATGATAATGCACATACAATGGTTGGATTTAAAGGATTTTTTAGAACTGTGTTGTGTGCACCAGTTGATGAATCAGAATTCAGGGCTTTTTAATAATAAAAGATATGGCATTACCAAGTAATTACAAGAAAAATATTAGTATCCTACCAAAAAAATTTGGTCCGGAGCAAAGAGAAGAACTATTAAACCAAATTATGGATAATGGCACTTATCTACCTAGAGGTGTCATGGCTGAAGATTTAGATTCATCATTTATTGAATTTATAAAAAAAGATTTAGAGATTATAATTGATGGTGAAAAAATACCAGTTATATTTTTAACATTACAACGATGGATGGAATTTAGTCGAACTTGGGAATTTACTGATAAACATAAAGATATTAAAATACCTTTTATTACTATTGTTAGAAAACCAGATATACAACCGGGTACAGACCAACAAGGTTTATGGAATACGGCTACTAGACTAACATATAATTATTTTCAAGTACCAACATTTGATGGTATAAGAAAAGGTGTTGATGTGTATAAAATACCTCAACCAACAGCAATTGATTTAAGTTATGAGGTTAGAATATTTTGTAATAAAATGAGAGATTTGAATAAAATGCAAGTAAAAGTTCATCAAGCATTTAGGTCTAGACAATTTTATATATCACCTAATGGACATCCAATGCCAATAGTTTTAGATAGTATTGGTGATGAAAGTCCTATAAGTGATTTCGAAAATAGAAGATTTTATGTACAATTGTTTGATATGAGATTACAAGGTTATATATTGGATTCTGATGAATTTCAAATTATACCAGCTAAGAATAGAAGTTTATTAACTTATGAAATTAATAATAAAATTAGTAAACCAATTATTAGAATTAAAGCTGAAAAAGATACTAGTTTAATAACATATAATTTAATATTTAAACCATTATCAGATACTGTATTTACAACAACAGCAACATTTGATATGAAGTTTACAACATTAGTTGGTTTAATTAATATAACATCATTAATTATAACAGTTAATAATAATATTGTTACAACACCATTTATTGTTTCTATTGGTGATGAAATAACATTCACAATAACTAAACCGGGCCAATTAGAAGGAAGATTTACATTAAACGGAAATTTATTATAAAATGACAATACAAAAAAATAGTTCAAATATAACACAAACATTTATTATTGGTGATAACGTAGCTAGTGATGAATGTTCAAGTTATTACACAAATTTAATCGAACCTTGTACTGGTGATACGATTAATTTTAATAGTAATATATTAATATCTAATTCATTAAGTGCAACAACATTTTATGGTGATGGTAGTAATTTAAGCGGTATTGAAACTGCTATTAACGGTAAATTTATACATGTGTCTGGTGACACAATGACTGGTAATTTAATTGTACC